TCACCCACCATTGCTAGCTCCCTCCAGTTCAGCTACGCGGGCTTCGAGGGTCTTGATCCGGGCTAGCGCGTAGTTGTGCTCCTGCGCTAGCTCGATGTGCTCGTGCGCGATCTCGTCACGCTGCCGGTCTTTCAGGTCGGCCTCGTCCAGGGCTTGCTCGAGCCGTCTCACCAGATCGGGGAAGCAGCCCATGACAGCGCAGATGAACTCAGCGTCAGCTTGGTTCCGCACAGTGCCGATCCATCCCTTTTCCTCTTTTTTGTTCATAGTGAGGATGTCATATCCTTCAGATATCTCGAAGGTGTCTTCGACCTCTTTGGGGAACCAGTATGTGTCAGCGGCTCCGGTGGTCGCCTCGAACTGGGTCAGCAGCAGTTTAAAGAAATCTCTATCGTCCATCAGAAATCCCCTCTAGCGATCTGGTCTTTATACGAATAAGTCGATTTCAGATCAGGCACGTCCTTCTTCGGCAACGAAGTCGTTTTGTTGATGATCTCGTTGCCGAAGAATTCCTCGAACAGCGCGTCCCACTCGTCTTGCTCTTCTGGTGTCAGCATTGCTTTTTCTTATCTTCCACATAATCCCTCAAACTTTCAGTAATCGGCCCCGTACAAGGAGCCCCACGACCGGCCACCGACCTCAGCGTCGGTGTCGATCAATACCGGACCCATTTGTTCCCGCATGATCTCAGCGATACGGTTCGCCCCCCAACGGGCTTTCGCCGCTGGCACCGATGCCAGCACCTCGTCATGGATCGGAAGCCGTAGGTTCGGCCCGAAACCGGCCCTGTGGAGGCGTATGAGCGCTTTTCCGGTCACATCCCTAGATGTGGACTGGATCAGGTAGTTGAGCGCCGCATAAGCCCTGTCCTGGTCGACCGGGAGCACACGCCCGGTCGGTGTGACTATCTGCCCTGATTTCACGGCCTCCTCTTGGAGTTTGTGCGAGAGCACACGAACGCCCGGATACGCTTTGTCGAACCCGTCCACGACCTGTTTCGCGGCCATGAAACCAAGCCCGGTCTGCTCCGACACGGTTTTCGCCCCCCCGCCGTAGACCCGGCCGAAGTTCACGACCTTCGCGTATTTGCGCTCTGGGTCGTCTTTGGTGATGTGGTCCCCGAACGCGGCACGAGCCGTGAGCAGGTGGAGGTCTTGGCCCTCCGCGAATGCCCGGATCATCGTCGGGTCTCCCGACAACGCCGCAAGTACGCGAAGCTCCTGGGCCTGGTAGTCCACCGACGCGATCAGCTCCCCCTCGTCAGCGAGGAAGCAGCGGCGGATCATCCAGTCCCCCGCTGGCAGTGTTTGGGCGGGAATCTCGGTGATCGACATACGCGCCGTTCTGGCCTGTAGCGGGTTGATCGAGGCGTGGCACCTGCCGTCCGGGTCGACGGTCTGCAAGAACCGGTCGACCCACGTCTTACGCCACTTCCCCGCCTTCTTCGCGTCGATCACAGACCGGGCGAACTCGTTGCCGTCTTTCGCGAGCTGCGCCAGCAACGTGTCGTTGACTTGCTTTTTCCCGGTCGGCGTGCGACCGGGAATCCATGCCCCCATCTGCTCTAGCACGTCCGCGACCTGGTCCGTGGAGTTGACGTTCTCGCACCCGTAGCTCAACGCGATCTCGGATGCCACGCTCTCGTCCAGGCGCAGGCGGGTGGACAGCTTTCTCGTGTAGTCGACATCGAGCAGGAACCCGGTTCGTTCCATCACCGAGCAGACCTCCGCTAGGTCGCGCTCGTACCCGACCAGCCCCCGCGCCGAGACAGGCACGAGCGGCGAGAGCTTCTGACGCAACCGGCACGCCAGGATCGGGTCCATGCCCGCGTACAGCTGGTATCGGGGGTTGTCGAGCGAGACCTTTTTCCAAACGTTCGCCTTGGTGGTCTTCTCCTCTTTCGCCAGATCGGTCATCAACGTTTTGACGGTGTCCGCGACATCCGCGTCCAGGTAGTGGCGGGTCAGCTCCTCTAGCGAATGCCCGGTCCCGCCCTCTTTCCGTCCACGGGGATCCACCAGGTGGGCGAGGATCTTGGTGTCGACGACCTTCGGCCACAACTCCTCCATCGGAACACCCAGGCATTTGTCGAACACCTGGAGGTCGTACGAGGCGTTGTGGAGGACGAACCTGTCGGCGGCTCGTAGCGCGGCAATCGCCGCTTCACGAAACACCGCGCCACGCTCGACTGGGATAACCCAACCTTCTTCCGGTGACCCAAACTGAACTGTCCTGCATCGAAACCCTTTGGAGTAGATGTCCAGCCCTGTGGTTTCCGAGTCTAAGCCGAGGATTTGGTGGTTGCGGTCGACAAAGTCGAAAAACGATGTCAGACCATCGACGGTCTCGACTACCTTGATCGAGACCGGCTCCTCCGAGATTCCGTACCGATGCTCAATCACGAGCCCTCCTTACTGGGGTAACGACACAGTCATTTTTAACTTCGCAAGGATGCGGAAGGCGGATGTAAAGCTTCCCCTTGCGGTCGTAAGAGACCACCGGAACCCACTCAAATCCGTTCCACAGATGAGAAAAGGACTCGTGCCCAATGCGGTTGTCGATGAGAAGGTGCCATTTTCGGGGTACCTTCACCCACGTCCCCTCCCATCCGACACTTTGGATGTAAGCCTCTTCCGCCTCTTGGTGAAGCCTCCATCCCGCGATGTCTTCTTTGCGCGCGAAGTCAAACCAATTCAAACCCATAATTCCCCTTACTCAAACAAAGCAATAGCTTTTTCGGCTCGATCCTCAACCTCGATCACAAACTCCCGTAACGTGTCGGGCAGGTCGTCAAGGTTGGGGTACGTTTCCCGCCAACATGCCACAGTCTCGGCGTAGGCGATTGCGTGCGCTGCTATAGCATTGAACGTCATCTCAAGCACTTCTTTCGCCGTCTCAGATAATTGTTCGCTCATTAATGTTCCTTACTTGTGGTAGATGTTTCGCGCGATGCGTGAGGCCGTGGCGGGGTTGATGTCGAACATTCCCGCGATCTCTGCCAGAGAATTCCCGGCCCGCCGCAGCCTGCGGATCTGCGTGGCCTCCGCCCTCGACAGCTTCTTACGGTTCGCGGTTTTCTTCGCCGCTTTCAACTCGGCGTTCTCGCGCTCTAGGAACTCGTTCCGCTCCGTCAACTGCTGGATCTCGCTGAACAATCCGGCGAGCACTGGGTGTTTACTCATCGTCGTCTCCTCTCGCGGTGAAATAGAACGAGACATTAGGCCAGTAGAATGAGTAGGTGTCTCCGTCTGAGTCGGTGATCGACAGCAGGTTCTCGCAGATGTCGATCAGTGGTTTATCGCCCGTGACCTCCAACACCTGCCCATTTCGTAGGCTCACGACTGTGTGATACATGAACTATTCCTTCAAAGAGAAAAGAGAGCCGGGGCAACACGCCCCGGCTCTCCTGTTTCGCGTTAATCCTCAGCTAAAGCCAGATCGGGTCCGCCTCAACGCCCTTCGGGGGAAGTACGCCTGCCAAGGCTTGCCGGTCTTGCTGTTCACGCCCGATTTGAACGTCCACCCTGGAGGGCAGTCGGGGGAGCCGGGAGGCGCTTGCTGAGCCCCTGGAGGAGGTCCGTAGCTTCGCCGCTGCTGGATCTGAGCGGGCGCGACCGCTTGCGCCGCCTCACCCTGGTTCGGGCTCTGATACTTCGCGAACAGCTTGCCCGCGTTCGTCACGATCTCCAGCACCGCCCCAAGCTTCTTTTTGGTGTCGTCGCTGGTGAGCGCGTCGTACGCGTCATCGATGGACTCGAAATCGACAGTCAGCCACGGAGCGTCGTACCCTGCGCCGGATTTCAACGTCGCCCGGACCCGCTGCCCGCTCGGATCGTCGTCTTTCGGCCTCGCCTTCGCCGCACGCGGCTTCTGGCCCGGCTCCACTGGCGCGTCTTCCTGCCTTGGCTCCTCGATAAAATCAGCGTCGACCGGAGCGGAAGCCCAAGGATCGTTCTCGGTAATAGCCATAGATTCCCTACCTTTGTTGTTAAGCGCTCTCAGCGCGTTTCCCATGGTTTTTGATGTATTCGCCGCCGCAGTAGACCTCGCGGTCGTCGTCGGTCCAGTTCTCCAACCGCATCGGTCGCACATCCGGGTACAGCTCCGGGAGGATCAACGCCCGGTACTGCGACGGGAAGTTGTCGAACATCAGGTCCGCGACGTTGTCGTTCACCATTGCCGCTCCTGAATGCCCAACGCTTCGCCATGACGGACGGCCCTTCTCGACCCCGGCCCGCCGTGATCGGACCTCTCAACGCCCAACGACCGGCGGAAACGGTTCATCAGATTCGCCAAAGCCTCATGCGCCCTGCTCAGCAAGTTGCGGAACTCCACATCTCCGGTCCCGGTCCTACCGTCCAGGTACCGTTCGAGAATCGCGTCCGCGTACTTCGCGTTTTTGCGCCCCAGCTCTGATAGCGCTTGGCGAAGGTCCACCACGTCTGGCGAGAATTCCGTCTGCCCGGTCGACAACGCCCCGGACCTCAGCAGCTCCCGCGCCTCGTCCACCGAGTAGTGATAGTTTCCCGTGAAATGGTCGTGGTCGTCGCGCTCTTTCGCGGCGATCTGGTGGCCCATCCGCGTGACCATCCGGTAGCGGCCTTCCCGGCTGCTGCTCGCGATTTTCCGCGTCGATCCGGGAGACTCCAGCAATCGCACCAGGATCTCTTGCTCAACATCATCCTCGTCAGCGACACCAGGCCAGTTCCTCGCCACCGAACGCGCAGCCTTTCGAGCGGTGTCCCGCAGCTCCAAGACATCGTCATAATGCCGATTCGCCGTCATTTGACCTCCCACACGTGCCCGTCGACCGAGAACTTCCCGTCGCGGATCGGCACTGTCTCCGCTTTCACATGCTTCCCGTCCACGGTCAGCAGGCCGAAGCCCTGTTGCCAGTTCCCGGTGCCTCCTTTGAGGTATTGCGCCTGTTTCATATCCATCAGATTCCCAACCTCCATACCGGTCAGCACCTTTTTCACTTCCCCGCCGAAACCGGGCGTGTGACTCCCGATGCCCTGCCGGTGCGTGTGCCCCATCACCACCGACGAATCGAACCGCCTCGCCGCGTTCAACGCGGTGTTCCCCGCGATCCGAGACAAGCTGATCTGGCCGCGATGCCCGTGAGTGGTGATCCACCCCGGAGCCACGTGGTTGAACTCCGGTAGCAGCTTGACCCCGAAACCTCCGAAGTCCAGCAAGGTCTCGATGTTGAACGCCCCGGACTCCGCGAGCGCCGGGGCGTACTTCGCCAGATACGTCCTGGGCCGCTCGTCGTGGTTGCCCTCGTGGACCCCCACCGGGCCGTCATACACGTCCCTGAGCGGCCCGAGGAACCGGCGTATGGCCTGCTCGCAGTCCGCGAACACCGACCCCTCGAACTCGCCTCTGGTGTCTTTGTTCCACCGTGACGGCTGGGGGAAGTCCATCAGGTCACCGATGTGGATCACCTCGTCTGGCTGGGTGTCCCCGATGAACCGGATAACGGACTTGAGCGCTTTCCGGTCGTCGTAAGGCATTTGACAGTCGCTGATAATTACAATTCTCTTACCCACTCTGCCATTCCTTCATGTATTTAATTGCGTTCTCCATCACTTGAACCGAATCTTGAAGTTGACCTATCGCGGTATTGCACCACCTACACAGCAGCCCACGAATACGCCCTGTCTTGTGGCAGTGGTCGACTGAGAGCCTTCGGCTGTCCCCAACCTCAATCGGCGTACGGCCACAAATGTCACATTTATTCCCACGGACAGCGACCATCTCTTCGTACTGCTCAATAGTGAGCCCATACTTCTTCTTCAGATGTTTATTGTGATCTGCCCTGAGGCTGCGCTCCGCGTTCGTCCGCCGCCATGCGTTAGCAGACCTTCTAGCAATTGGTCCGTACATTTCATATCGACATTCCGAGTCGCAGAAGCGACGATTAAAGTGCGAGCCAGTGAGGTCGGCTCCGCAATTCCTACACTCCCTCAAAATGAGTATCTGGAATAATACAAATGCGTTTAGCCACTACCCCTCCTCACATTCAAGCAGATTCGCAAGCCTGTTAAAAAGCTCTTCCCTGGCTTGCATAAACAAATTCTGTAGCTCCGCGATAGCATTCATAATCCCTATGTCGGAGACCGGGTAATGAACCAATACGTTGACAAACGTTTCCACAGGCTCTGGACAACCGTGGATGGGATATGCCCTGGATCTGACAACATAATCGTAATCAGTCACTCGGCCCCAATCTGATATGCGCCTCCGTAATCGGCCCCATCTCATCCCAGTAGCGGAATTTATAAGCGTGTCGGTGCACATTCACAGATTCCCGGTACCAGCCGTCCTTCGCCAGTTGGACCTCTTTCGGGCTGTGGTACTCCCCCGCCCAGTCGACCACGCCCACGCCCTCTGGCACATCCGCCAGCGACTGCCATTCCCTAATACCGCTCATTCTTCCTCGACTCGCACAGGCGCATCTGTGTAGGGAAAGTGCAATCCACGATAAGACCCTTCGCCCTTCAGGTCGCTTACCAGACCCGGCTCGTAGAAAACCCCTTCACTGTTCCAAACTCCGATACCGTCAGGAACATCTTGCAACGAATCCCACTGACGCGGCTTCGACCGAGCATCCTCGTTGATCTTCTCGGCCAGGGCGGCATACCCGATAATGTCGACTATCGAGTCCCGGCTGAACTTCTTCCGCCCCCGAGACACCTTCAGCAGGATCATCAGCTGGGCGACATCGACCGACGACACCTCAACCCCGAGGTACGCCGACCACAGTTCAGCGATGCGGCTGAAGCTCTCGCGAGGATCGCCCCATTCTTCCAGCCGGTCACCGTTGACAAGGCTTTCCGCCTCTTCCAGAGCATTCACTTTTCACCCCCGATAATCTCGGTAAACGGCCCATATTTATTCAGCCATCTTCCGCCGTCATCGCGAATTTCCCACCGGATCCGGCTAGCAGAATAATGATCGCCGCCCCTATCGACCACATCGACGTTGGGCGGGATATCGTTGACGTTCTGCCAAACCCTTGTGACCGACACGCCTATCTTCTCCTCTAGACGTTCGACCCTCGCGCGGAGGCTTTCCAGCTCTTCAATAATGCTCATTCCGCATCCCCTTTCTTTAATTGTTCGATCAATGTTTTCAACTGGTCGGGTTGGAATCCTCGAATGACCGTCTTACCTGAGACGATCACGGGGAGGGTCCGACACTCCAAAACCTCGGTCACATAAAACAATGCTTTCGGGTCTTCGCTCAGATCGATCATGTTGTATTCAAGACCGGCATCGTCTAGCTTCTGCATCGACCGCTCGCACAATTTACAGCCCGGTTGTGTGTACACAGTAATCACTCAAGCGCCTCCCTGATTGTCTTCATAAGGAGCAGTGTTAGGCCGAACACCGCCGACCGGTCTTCCTTGCTGGCTGCTTCGACCTCGGGAAATCCGGCGAACGCGTAATCATCATCCCGGAATCTGAGCCGCTTTTTCACTACTTGCTTAGCCCAGTGCTGGACTTCATAACTATTCATTCAACCCTCTCTTTCAATGCTTCTGTCCCGTTTTTCAATACGAACGAGTTCACATCCTCACCGGCGGGGAACGGGACTATCCGCGCGTTCGGCAAAGAATCCGCCACCGTCTTCGCGAACTTCTCCCCCGCGTCGTCTCCGTCCGCGAGGATGAGAACCTCTCGATACCCCAGGAACAATTCACGGAAATACGGCTTCCACGAGGTGGAACCCGGCACCCCGACAGCGGGGATGCCGCACGCCTCGGCGGTCAACGCGTCCAGCTCGCCCTCAGTGATCGCGACCACGTCGTCATCCCGTGACAACACCTCGGTGTTGTACAAGCGTGGACGGTCCCCCGACTGGGTCTGATACTTCCCGTGCCCAGCCGCTTTGCAGTCGTGATCCTCGACGCACCGGAACCTGATCGACACCACCGACCACTCGCCTTGATGAGACCACTTGACATACGGGATCGCCAGGTGTCCGCGATACTTCTCGTGCGCCGGGTCCGGGTCTTCGACGTACCCGATGCGGTGGATCGCTGGCCCGTCATAGAGAATGCTTCGATAGTCCAGCCCACGGCTTCTCAGATACGCCTCTCCGGGGCTCCCCGGCAGGCTTTGATGGTATTTGTCCGCCGATCTCCTCAACGATTCGTCTTGCTCGGCTATAAGAAACCTCCTTGTGTTTCATCACGATCCCGATAGCGTCGCCTTTCATGCCGCACGCGAGGCAATTAAAAGCTTCAAGCCGGTACGAGACAGCGGCGGACGGGTTGTCCTCACCGTGGAAAGGGCATAAACACCTAGCCCACTCATGCCCCCGATCAGCCGGGGGCTCCCACTCGGGAAAGTAATGCGTGATCACTTCCGCTATCAGGCTCATCTGGCGCTTCCTCCGATGTCAGATAATCGTCTCCAGACTCAAGGACAATCCCCGCCTCGGCCAACGCGGCCTTACGCCCGGAGATCGTTCGCAACAAATGACCGCCCCACACCCCATGGCGCTCTCGCCGCTCCAGCGCGTCGTCCCGGCAATCCTCACGCACAACGCACATGCCGCACACTGTTTTTGCGGGCTTCGCATGCTGTCCGACCTCGGGGAACCATAGTGCCGTGTCGATCTGTGGGCATAAAGCCCCGTCGCGCCACGCCCCACTCAACGCCATAATCCTCCTATTCACTTTTCTCAGCACCTGCTATTCGGCGCTGGCGAACCCCGGCACGACCCTCTCGCCAACCACCCGCTGAGCGGGCGGCGACTCCAAATACTCGACAGCCCGCCGCAACGCCTCAGGATCGTCCCTCAAATGGCCCAGAACGTCCCGGTTATCCTTCTGGCAGAGAAGGCCCCTGACCCGCCCTGTCTTGTGGCAGTGGTCGACTGAGAGCCGTTTACGGGCTCCTGTGGCCCTACGGCAGATGTAGCAGACCCCGCCCTGGCTCTCATAGATCCGCCAATACTCCTCAGCAGTGATCCCGTACGTGGCGAGAATCCGCGCCTCCCAGGAGGTATCACGCCTCCCGGCCCTTCTCGCCCTCGCATGTGTCGCACAACGCGGGCCGGGAGGCTTGGTCTTCCTCCTCGTCACGATGCCCTCCGAGACGCAGTCCACACAGCGCCGCATCGGCTTAGTCATCCTCTATTCCTTTAACCAAGATCCAACACGTCACGACGAACCACAGCACCAGGAACAACGCTTGCCCGGTATCGGTGGTCATAGCGCCCCGTAGTCTTTGATCCGCGCGAATCTGCCGTCGTAGTCCAGCTCGGCGAACGTCCGCCCGGTCGGATCGGCCTTCCCGTTACGGTTCTTCACCGGAGAAACCCTGAGCGACACCACACCAGGGATCGGCTCGTGCTTATGCATCGTCAACACCAGCTCAGGAACCCTCGTCACCTGCGACTTGACCCCGTTCAACGGCACCGGCTTGTCCGAGTTGTTGAACTCGCCAGTCACATGGTGCAGCCCGACCACGCACGCTTTCGTCTCACGCGCCAGCACATGCAGCTGATCGGCCAAGTACTCCAGCCCCGCGTACGGGTCGCCGCCCTCCTCGGCGGTGTCGGTCCTGATGTTGGTGACGTTGTCGACCACGATCAACGACGGATAATGCCCGTAGCACTCCTCGTACGCCAGCAACACCTGCTCGATACGGCCCAACGACGGCGCAGCGTCGTACATGAACCGGATCGGCACACGCATCAGCCTCTCGGCGGGGTCGCCCCGCCGCATCGACCTGACCGTGCTCGCGGACTGCTCCAAGTCCCGGCCCGACACTATCGACAACAGCCGAGACGCTTGCGTGAACGGGTCCGAGTCCGCCGACACGTACAACGTCGGCACCCCGGATGTGATCGCGTACGTCAACGCGAACACCGACTTGCCGCACCCAGGACCGGCGCACACCAGCGCGAACTGCCCACGGAGCAATCGAACGCCCTGCCCCTCCAACGACTCGAACACCGTGGGCAGCGGGTCCCCCGCCACGCCTTTGATCCTGACTGATTGAATCGGAGAATACATCCCTCACCTCCGCCAAAACGCTTGAACAGCGGCAGCCGCGAAAAACGCGATCCACACCGCGGCCTCAGGCCAGCTCATAACTCCTCCTCCTGGTTGCTCAACGCGAACAGATCCAAAACCACCTCAGCGGCCAACACATCGGTTTGCACGCCGATCATCCCGCACCCGATATCCACCCCGACAGCGGCGGGAATGACCGCCCCCAACGTCGGGATCACCGTCCCCACAGACGATCCCTTCCCCGCATGAGCATCAGGCATCAACGCCACATGCCCATGAATGAACGGCATCGACGCGACCTGACGCGCCTGCTCGACCGTCTCGTCCTCGATCAAGCTGGCGAAGCTCACCAGCTTCTCGCCCAAAACCTTCATTTCGCATTCCTCCAATCGCAGGAGAGACCGATCCCGTAGCCGGAATCAATCACAGAAACACAGATGACCGACCTATTGTCTGGTAGATGGACGTTGAAGGCATTTGTATCGTTGGGGGTCGCATTGCCCCTCCCGTCGTCGCCCGACATCGAACAACCAGTGGCCACAACCAACGCTAGAACAGTCAACCCTGCGATTTTCAACTTGATACCACTCATCACAACTCCACTCTTCGTCAACATACGACTTCCGTTTTTCCCCACTTCTCCTGGACCGCTTCCAGCAGGTGAGGCTGCGCCGCCGCCCAGGCTTCAGCCATGTCCGCCAACGCCGCCAGCATCGGGCGGCGCACGGCGATCTGGTCGCCCTCCGCTTCCGGCCAGCCGTGGTCTTTCGCGATCAACGCCCGCAACTGCTCGACAGTCCCCGACCAGCAGCCAACCGTGAGCTGCCATCCGTCTGGAAGAGGCACGAGGACGGCGGGACCGGACGGCAGGCCAGTCACGGAAAGACATGTCGTCCCAGACAAGTCCGCCCCATACAGGTCCGCCCCACGCAGGTTCGCCCCACGCAGGTCCGCCTCATACAGGTCCGCCCCACGCAGGTTCGCCCCACGCAGGTCCGCCTCATGCAGGTCCGCCTCATGCAGGTCCGCCCAGCTCAGGCTCGCCCCACGCAGGTCCGCCCCATACAGGTCCGCGCAGCTCAGGCTCGCCCCACGCAGGTCCACCCCATGCAGGTCCGCCTCATGCAGGTCCGCCCAGCTCAGGCTCGCCCCACGCAGGTCCGCCCCATACAGGTCCGCGCAGCTCAGGCTCGCCCCACGCAGGTCCGCCCCATACAGGTCCGCCTCATGCAGGTCCGCCCAGCGCAGGTCCGCCCGGCGCAGGTCCGCGCGAGTTCCCGCCCTGGTCGCTTCAGCGACCAACGCAAGCACACCATCCCGCGTCAAAACCCGCCCGCTCATCGCGCCGCCTCCCCGGTCTGGCCGTGGATCAGAGCAAGATGCAGCGCGCCCATACTCTCGCCTCGGATTACCAGGCAGGTAATAAGAGCCAGAACCGTGGCCACCACAGCCACGGTACAAACAGAAAACATCATTCAATCACTCCTTCTCATTCCGTAATCTGCTTTGCGGATCTTCGCCATACGCCCGTCCGGGTGGTGGAAGACAACGCCTTCGATAGGCTCTCCCCTGAACCACTCCCCTAGCCCGTCGAAGTCACGAGGGATCTCGCTGTAGCTCCAATCCCCGTGCTGCACCAGTAGGTGTGTGTCCGCCCCTTCATGGTTTCCGTTCACCTTCGGGCCGATCAGCTCATACGTGGTGTCCGGGAACCGGCGGCCCACCAGCGCCTCCAACCTCCCAAACGCGTCCCAGCCTTCTCTGTGCCATCGATCCTCTTTTGCCGTCTCGCTCACCGGAACCCACCCCGGCCAGTGCCCAGTCACCGGATCCGGCGCAGGCTGAGCAGGCTCGAAGTCCGGTGGCGGGGTCCTGCCGTTCTTCGCGTCATAGCGCTTGTACAACTTCCCGTCGCGGATCAGACAAGCTGTGCCGTCCCACTTCCTCGTGGCCTTGCCCTCCCCCGCGAGCACCCACTCGCAACCAGGCGTGACCTTGTCCAGCAGGACCGGCCTACGCCGGTCGGTGAAATCCCGCTCGAACAGGCACGGGATCTTTTTCATTGATTTCTCCTTCTCCCAATCGGGGGCTTGATTGGAATTACGCCCAGCTGTTGCGGGGGTAATCATGTGTCCAGTACGATGCCCAAAACGAGGTGTTTCGTTTCGGCGCGCAGGAGGAGTTTTCCGCATGGTTTACGGAGCGGGGCGGTACGGCTACCGGGACGTGGGGCCGCGCGTGAAACGGTACGGGCATGTCGAGGACCCCGAGGACGAGCAGATCGACCCGATGGTGTTGGAGGCCGAACGCGAGAAGGCGGAGCAGTTCCGCAAGGCCATGGACTCCGCTGGGGCGCAGTCCAGGATGTCGAGGCGCTGGACCCCGGAGGGGATCGTGTACGAGACGGCCTCCTCGAAGACGGGCGAGAAGCCCGCGACGCTGCCTGACGGCGGGCTCGACATGTCCGAGGACTTCCCCGACCCGCCGCCGCCACCGCCGCCATGGAACCCCGCCACAGCGGATCTGACGGGCCACTGGCCCGCGCCGTCGTCGGCCTGGCCGACCGACCCGAACCCCCGCAGCGTCCCGTCCCCCCACGGCCCGCCGCCGAGTTTTCCGGGGATGCCTCCACCGCCGCCTCGTGGGCCGTTCGGAGGCGCGAGGTGACGGGCTTGAACGGGAAGGTCGGTGTGAACACCGACGACCTGCTTGCTTTCGGGCAGAAGATCGTCGGCAAGGCGGAGGAGGCCAAAGCGTTGGGCCTGGCCCAGCTCGGAGGCTCGGTGGACATGCCCGAGAGCGCGACGGCGGCCGCCGTCCGGGAGTCCGGGGAGGCGCGCGGGTCCGTGTCGGACCACGCGCACGCGCGGGGCTCGCACGCGGGGGCGGAGAGCGCGCTCGCGGCGCAGAAGTACGTTCGCGTCGAGGAGCACAACGCCCAACAGCTGCGGGGCGCGGTGGAGCCAGATACGGAGTACAGGTGGTGAGATGCCCGAGTTCAGTTTGAACGTCCTGAAAACTTGGAAGCCTGAGACCTTGATCGCGGAGGCGGCTCGGCTCGGGGAGAAGACCGACGCGTTCGCGGAGATCAACAACGAGATCGCGGATTTGAACAACCGCGCCGCCGCGCAATCGGTGGGCACAGCAGCCGACGCTCGCTATGAGTATCTGAAGGCGACCACCTCGTTCACCGACGACAAAATCCAGCTGATGCGCGAGGAGAAGCAGATCTGGGAGGAGGCGGGGCACGACCTCGCCGCGAAACACAATCGCCTGTTCACAGCCGTGCAAGCGGCGATGCGAGCCGGGTTCGTCGTGAACTCCAAAGGCGGGATCGAGGGCGACTATCCCCGCCAGAGCCAGGAGCTTTTCGACAAGCACGCCGAAGCGGTGGGCAGGGCCAAGCACGAGCTCGAACAGGCCGACGAGCACCACGCGCAGAAAATCCGCGAGATCAGCGGCAGAATCAAAGAAGGCACAGGCGGCGAGCCCCACAAGAAAAAGGACTGGCTCACCTTCGGCGGCGAACACAAAGACGACCCCGGAGTCATGCCGACCTCTCCCAAGCATCCTGGTGTCAACACCGCGCAGTTCGAGAAGCTCTACGGTCGAGCGCCGCAGAGCGATTCGGATTGGAAGATGGCCCAAATCTTGGACACGAACACTCTCGTCGGCAGGAACAACGGCGTTCCCGCGAAGGTCACGGTCGGCCACATCAAACCAGTGCCAGGGCAAGGGATCGTCAGGGTCGGCCTCTACATCCCGGCGAACAACGTATTCAACCTCCCGTTCAACGACCTCGGAGACGACCGAGGCCCCAACGACCAGTTCGACCCCCGACAGACCAGAGTCTCCATCTACATCGACTACGAGAACGGCGTCGTCGTGGCCAGACAGAACCCGTCTATCGGCACGAACGAGGAGACCGAGGTCCAAGACCCTACCGTCAACGTGCAACAAACTTCGGATGGGCGAGTTCGTGTCCACTACGACGCGACGAACCCGTTAGCGCCGCCCGGTTCGCACATGGGTGGCCTCTCCGTCAACGGCGATATCACCTTGACCCCGACTGAGAACGGCGTACAGATCGACGGCAGGGTTGGCGATTATCCCTCCATGGAGGTCTACCAGGACCGGCAAGGCACGACCACGACCGCCTATGACTATCAAGCAACAGGAAGCGAATTCGGCCCGATGGCGAATCTAAGGCCGCACCACGACGTGGGGGCAGGAGATCCTGGCCCGTTGCAGGAGACACAACCCGGATACCAGCAGTGGGATGGGCCAGGTATTCCGAGCCACACAACACAGGTCAATGTGCCGGGGCAGGAGATGACTCTTGGACCAGAGAACGCGGACAATCCGCCGCACGTAGATCCAGTAGCGCCGTCGTCCCAGACTCCTCAGATGGAAGGGGCCATTTGATGCCGAGGCTCAAACTTCCGCCGATATCGTGGGCTGCTGCGACATGGAGCGCCCCCGCATCCGTCGCGGCAAGCCTTTCGGTGAGCACGTTGATCTACAACGTTCAAGATTTCTACTACAGGCGGCACTACGGCCCTTCGGGAGATGAAAAGGCAACGGCGCACATCTCGCTCTGCGTCATTTTTTTTGTCGCCTCCCTTGTGCTTTGGTTCGGTGTGCGGACTCCGGTCTCGCGTGGGATCGCCCTTGGCATTATCGGGTTTCCGCTCGTGCTGGCCTGGTTCGGCTTCTGGCTGGTCGGATGAACGGACAGAAGGAATCCGCTGAGCGGAGGAGCGACCCCAAACACGGCCCGGAGAGCTTCCTAGCCGTTGTCGTGACCGCGCTTTCGCTTATGGCTGTGGCCGCGTTCGGGAAAGATGGCTGGTACCCGTACGCCCTGCTCGGTATCCTTATCTTGGGGGTAGGTCTCGCTGTGCAGACCAAGACGGCGCGGAGAGTTGGCATGGGCATCCTCGCGGCGGTTGTCGGAGCGGTCGTCTTCCGGTACATGTACTGGTTGTTCCTGTACACGATCCCTGGCATGTTCATCTCCCTCTTCTCGAACGATCCGTCCCATATGCGGTTTTGACCGGAAGGCTTCGCTGTGGCCGCATTGTCGAAACTTCCGCCGATATCGTGGAATACCGCAACATGGAGTGCCCCAATCATCACCGCAGCCTGCGAGACGCTGTTCTCGCTAATACGCTACTTCCTTCCACATGAAGCCGCCAGCCAGCGGCCCGCGCTCATCATGGTCTGTGCGATCAGCGCTTGTGTCGCGGTGCTCTTGCTTCTGCTCGGGAAAACCCCCCGTTCGCGCGGCGTTGCCATCGGATGCATCATAGTGCCGGTCGTGCTCGCCGCTGCCATGCTTCTTGCGGGCTGCGCCCCAACCGCGCCACCGCCGCCCCTGGCCGACTCGGAGTCCCGCCCAAAACACTCAGTGACCACACTCGACATGAAAGCCGATCCTATGACCGTCTCCCCGAGCATCACCAGCCAACGCCAAGCGCAAGAGGCATTGTACGGGTACATGCGGAAGACCCTCCAAGGGCTTCCCGAGGGGGTCATGCTCGACAACAAGCGGTACGGCGGCTACGGGGGCGGCAGTACAGCGGCCTGCGACTCGGAGCGCGTCGACATAGAAAACTCCCCGGTGGACTTCGCCGACTTCCGTGACATGCACACCCCGCCAGGAACTGACTACAACGCTTTGATTGCCAGAGTCGGAGACATCTGGAAAAGCTGGGGCTGGCAAGTCGAAGAACGCGAGAGCGACGACAAGCCCAGCCGTTATGGTCATTCCTCTGATGGCTATAGCCTCAGAATTCAATCCGCAGGCTCGTATGAGCCGACCCTGGTCGGCAGCACCCCCTGTTTCCCCGCGCACTTGCGTGACGACAGCGTGCCTCAGCCAAGAGTGATCACCAAAGACAGGCTGCTCTACGACGAGCCGAGCGGAACGCCGCCGACGAACTAGAACATAACTGCTAGCCGTTCACTGGCACTAGGCAGCCTCTCCATGCGCTATAAAGCCTTGATAGGCACGGACCACAGCCTTGTAGTCAAGCCACCTCAACACCTTTCCTTTTTCATCCCGATACCCCGCCCAAATTCTCCCGTCCCTGCCACGCCAGGTACTGAGCTTGACCCCGTCCTCCACCAGCGGCTCTCCAAGCTCTTTAGCCAGGTACTCCGGGCCGAAGACCCTGACCGTCTTCACTCCCCCAACATGATTGCCCAGCAAGAGCTTGATCAACGTGTTGTTCTGCTCTAACACAGCCTGCACCGTCTTGTTCGACGTGCTGACCGTGTACATCAGCTTGTCCAAAAGGTTCGTGTACTCGTCAGGGCGGACCTCCACCACCGCCCCCTTCGGGGCCGTCGCGATCTCATGAGCCTTCTCCTCAGCCGCCAGCAGGTACCGGCGAACCGTCTTCGCCACCTCCGAGTCACGCAGCAGCATCCCCAGCAGCAGGACCGCTCTACGGTCCCACAACGCTTGAGCGGATTTACCCTTCAATACACCCGAAAGCTTCAGGTCTTTCTTCAATTCCCGCAGTTCAGAAGCGTGGATAACTCTGTAGCCTGTAGATTCGAACTCGCTCCGGTGAAGCCTCACTAGATCACGCGGCACTTCGGCTCCCACCTCGTAGAACGCCGCGACTTGCTCGGTCGTGGCGAACTCGTGATTCGGCACAGTCGCCAACCGCTTCACCCGGTCTAACACGTCCGTCCGGGACGCGAGCTGCGCCCGCTGCTGCTTGTTGTCGATGATCTCGACTTCCATATTTCCTCCTTATTCAATATCTCAGCTCTGCCCGCCGCGCCTGATCGGATGAGCTGATCAGCTCGTATACAATCGTTCGGGTTGACGGAAAGGAGCCGTGCCAATGGCTAAAAAAGTGATCGTGACAATGGTGGACGACACCGACAACACCCTGACAGCGGATGAGACTGTCAGCTTCGGGCTTGACGGGGCCAGCTACACTATCGACCTCTCGGCGCTGAACGCCGCAAAGTTCCGCGACCAGCTGGAGCCGTGGGTCGCCAGCGCTACGAAAGTGAGCGGGGCACGCGGCAGAAAAGCCGTTTCCGCGACCCAGAAGAACTCGTCCGAGAAGTTAGCGGCTATCCGCAATTGGGCATCGAAGAACGGCTACGAGGTCTCCCCCAGGGGGCGTGTGCCTGCTAACGTCATCTCCGCTTACGAAGCGGCCAGCGCTTAGTCAGCCACTGAGCGCTCTCTTAGTCCTTGACAATCGAGTACCCGGACTCGCTGAGCTTCCCCAAAGCAACCCTGACCGCTAGCCCGATATCAACTATCCCGTCGATAATGCTCATCTCACGGTCGGCGTACGCCGCGTCAAAGCTCTCATCAGCGTAAACGCCCTCCCACATTCCATCGACAAGTATCCTCACAATCTCATCGAGGTCAGCATTCCACCTGGAAGGGCTCATGCCTTCACCACTCGGTAACCAGCTTCCTCAAGCCTTTTCAAGAAATGAAACGGGCTGAAACTACCCCACTCATCCCATTCGTTTGCATGAGCGTTGCTCATAGCTTTGTTAACAGCCGCACGGACATCAAAAGTTGGATAATCATCAGTATCTCCCATATCTCAAGCCCTTCCTTGCGTCATCCGACCGCGTAGTCACAGGAGTACGCCACGTCACAGAACATGCACTTTGACGGCTCGGGGTCCGGGTCGAACCGCTCGGCCTCGATGTTGTCAGCCAACCGATGGAACTCCTCCGTCACCCGCTCAACTGTCCACTTGGAGATGTCGTACGCCTTGGTCGGCTTGCCGGTTCGGCCCATCCAATAGTCTCCGACCGGGGCAAACACTCCGAACTGCTCGGACAAAGCCACGCCATAGGTTCCGAGTTGGAAGTCATCACCAGGGCTATTGCCAGTCTTGTTGTCCCTCACTAGAACTTCGTCACCGCATCCGTTGGGTATCACCGCATCAATGAACCCACGAACAGCAACCCCGTCAAGGTCGATATTGAACTCAAGCTCGATCCCCGGCGTGCCGTCCGGTGCGATCCAGATAACCTCCGCAGGATGTGTCTCGTAGTAGTCGAGGTACCGCCCAACCTGCTCAAGTCCGAGCTTGAACCGGCGCTCCAGGTCCTCCTTGCCGCCGTACGACCCAGACCGGAACCACCAGTTGAAGTTCGGCGTGATCTCGCAATACTCGCCCACGTGCCTCGCATATGACTCGCGGTACACGTCTTGCGCCTGGTCGAGCGTGAGCGTCCTGCCGGAGCGCTCGTACGCCTCCGCTGCCTCGTGTACCGCGCTCCCTTGTGGGAGCCACGCGGCGGGCCGTTGCCACGCCTTCTCGACACGGGACAAGTACCACGAGTACGGGCAACGCTCGTAGGTTTTGTACTGCGAGACGCTGAGCGTCCGCTTAGCGGCATGAGTCATCCTGCAAGCCCCAGATTACTTAGTAAGTGTTCCCCGTTTTTAAAAATGCTAACTCGCCTACGGTAAATAGAAAACTCCGATCTGCCGCCGTCCATGCTAAAGTCATCCACGATCTCTTTATGGAGTAAGGAGAATCCGTGCTGGCCGATGAAATTGACTAACACTAAGTTAGACACGTCTGTCTCAAGCATTGAGACAGACTTACTCGCCATAATGGTCACATGGTTCTCGGTTTTGACCGTCCTCACCAGAAGCCGCCCAGGGCAATACATGTCTAGCTCGATTTCTTTCCAGCGGGGACTGGCACCCATAAGGCACTCCTCTACAGATCAGGGCTCCTGATCCGGGAGCCTCCAAATGTTAAAGCCTTCTTCTGTTAGTTTCGTATAGTCGTTGATCCGTATTAACAAATTGGAATCTGAAGTCTCACGGCTCCGGTAGGCCCAGCCCCCGTTAGTGCTCACCCCAGGAATCGGGAGGATATTTGGATCATACTCGACAACTAGGCTATTGAGCCTACGATAGAAGCCGCGCAAGCGTGACAACTTGTCTTCGCGCATGCCGACACCCTTTGTGAAATAATATTCCCCATGGTCACGCAGCCTCTTGTACACAGATGCGGACTGGTGGATCGATAAAACATTGAAAGGGAACTCTTTTGCCGCTTTCTCCCTTGGGGACTCATCCCTGATGTTATGCTCTCTGACAATCGCTGAAATCCGCTGCCTAGTGCGCTCGGACAATCGCCCAATTTCAGACTGACTGTATCCGTCATTCAGCAAAGCCTTTACCATACCGGGAGTTAACGGAGGCAGCTTAGCTCTATCAGATGACATAATAATTACCACCTTGCCGCTTACCGAAAATTATAAGTTCGCCAATTTAGTATGTTATATGTCAACCAAGAACGTGTCAATTCATGACGGAACCATAGTAATCTCCCTCGCTACCAGCGCGACTCCTTCATCCTCCGCGTTATCGCTCTATTGTTCTATCACACCCGTCATGGCGTACGCAAGGGTGGATCCACTGAACCGCATGTTCACAGCAAACTAGCAGTTCAGCCAGGCTTTTTGCTTCGGCTTTCGTTGTCATGCCGTCAAGATACAGACCCCCACCGACAGTTTTGTGGGGGTAGTGCCCGGTGCGCGAGTCGAACGCGCACTCGCCGCCAGCTCGCGCTAGCGGCTCCGGGCGGACACCTCCCAGCATCCGCCTTGCGACCTTCCGGGCTGGCGAGGTCACTACGTGACATCGCCCTGGCACCCCTCCGGGGGTTGTTCACACGGTCTCTAGGAACTCGGGCAGGTTGATACTCACGGTCGCCGTTCTCCTAGATCCGTCGTGATCGGTATAGTTGATCTCAAGTGCTTCCTCCCACAGGCCACAGGTGGTGCAGCCAACAACTCGACTCGTGCTATACCAGTCAATCAACCTTCTACAGTCATGGACTAGCTCGTGCGTTTTAATATAGGCTTCCAAATCCTTACGGATCGCCTCGCGAGTCTCGGCATTCATCATTTCCTCTTTCAGAATTCGGTGTGCCGCTGCTTGTACCACCCAGGGCATGTTTCGCTGTAGCTCATTACTCTCCCCCGAAGCCGCCTATCAGGGCGTTAAGCTTCACCATCCCAGCCGGGACTTGTTGGACAGTTCCCGTGACCCCCCAAGCCATCCATGGCGTGTACGGGTCTTTCAGGTTCTCGTTAGCCCATCTACTCACCCGCTCCACATCGTCTTTCGCCGCCTCGGCAGTCGGGTACGGCCCGGTGGCGAACCCGCCGCGACGGCCGTCTTTCGCCGTGACATAGAAGTATTTGCAGTCTTCCTTCAAGGTCATCGCTTTAACTCCTGAACTTTCCACCGTGATCAATGATCATTGCCGCCGCCTCCCAAGCGAACTCGACAGAGCCGCCCACGCCATCCCTACGCCTCACCTGGGCGAACGGGAAGCTATAGCCCGTGATCCTCGCGGGATGTCCGTCCAAGGTCACGTTTTCTGCCTCGCAGATCAAGAAGCGATCAACCGTATTAGTCATTTTGAACTCACCCAAAAGATAGAATCGTCAACGATGATGGTTTCTGCGACTTCGATAGCGGTCTTGCGACCGCCCGAAGGCGCGTAAGGCTTGACACCGTCAAAAGACAACCACATGCCATCTGAGCGGCGAACGCCGTATGTGCTCTTCGGGCTGGGATACTCGAAGCGCATTCCGTTTTCCATCCATGACACCCCAACAAGGTTGTGTGCTTCCAACTTCCGATTCACGCTCATCACTCTTCCTCCGATCCGCAGATGCCGTTACCCATCGTGCTGCAATCCCAGCCAGACTCGTCCTCATCGATCACGCCATCGCCGTTGTCATCACCCGGAAGAGCCGTTTCCGTCTCAGGGGCAGGAGCGAGCAGAGAACCGGTGTCGGGCATAGTCTGGAACGACGACACAACGACCACATCGGCCATTTCATCCTGGGTTGCCGCCCAGTTCTCAACTCCGATAGCGGCCGCGAAAACAGCCAAAGCCGCGAAAACAAACTTCATGACGAACTCCTTTAATCGAATCTGCGATGTTCAGTTGTGAAGTGGACGGCCAAGAATCGAACTCGGCTCAGCTACGCCAGTAGCCGCCCTCCGTGGCGACACCTTCCTTGGTTCGTTCCCTACCGCCGACATGCGTCTTACTGCTGCTCGTCACGGCGTACTAAGCGCTTCAGGGTGTCTTCGCGGGCGGTTTTCGACCGCCGCTCAGCCCAGAAGAAATATCTTCGTCCAACGGGCAGACGGGCAAAGCCCGTCCACCGCGCCCGAGCCGTCGTTTCGGCTCGAAGGTGTGTCGCTTTATCTGACGGGCAGACGAGCGAAGCTCGTCTGCCACGGCCAGACCGCTTTTGCGGTCGTGGCTCTGGCTACCGTGTTTCAGGATTTGCACCAAGGTCGTAGGGGTTCGCCGTTTGCCTTGGATCTTGCTGATCAGTTGTGATATGTCAACTTTTTAGATACAGGTATGGCACGGTTCGTAGTGTTGCTTTAGCGTTGTGCGCTCTCAAACCCGCTAGCGTGGGGCTCCCGAAGCGAAACCTGAATCTAATGCTTGTTGTTTATTTTCTCGGGCGCTTCCGTCCGATGAGACAAGTATGCACGATCTGCTGTGAAATGTCAACCTAGAATTCCCAACTCTCTTTGACCTGCGCTTTCACGGCGTGGCACACAGCCCGAGCCGCACATACAATCCCCGCCACGGCGGACCCCGGCTATACGTAGCTATAGCCAAGACGGCCCAGTTATAGCTTTGGACCGAAAGCTATAAACCGCACGCATCACGCACATGGGCCGAAGGCAGCATGCACACACGCCCCTGCGCGCCATGCATGGGCCAACTCATGGGCATCCCGCGCACTTGCGCCTACGCCAACACTCAAGGCGGGCTTCGGCCCGCCCTCGTTGTCATTCGGATTGACATCCACCCCCACGGGGGCCACCCCTCCCCCCTACTTCCAGATCGGGACGTGATGCTGACAGGGGGTTTTGTACGGGTTTCAAGCTCACAGAGGGGTTTCGGTCGCCGTGAACTGTGTCGAAGAGCACTATGTTTATAACAATTTGATATACGAGTGAGAATTATTTGCGAATGCTCGCCCTATTTAAGTTATGTAATTAAAAAATAAATTAAAGCAACGCTTGAAGGCGTTGCGTTTGGAAAAAACCCAGTTAGAAGGGTTTTTTCAAGAGAATTAGAAGTTCTTCACAACTTCTCTCCTTCGGAGAGCCTTCGGTAAGGCTCTCCTTAGTCGAGAAGTCTCTTAGAGAGCGCCTGAAGGCGCTCTTAATAGATAGCTTTCCTTTGAAAGCGGCCAAAAAGGCCGCATGTCAACTGTTCTCCGGTTGGTCCTACTTCGTAGTCCTCAACCGTCGATTGCAAGAACCGGCTGGAGCCGGTTCGGACCAACGCCCGAAGGCGTTGGTCCCTTTAAAGGGGTGGAAGGGTTGTCTGTCGGCGGTTGGGGATCGTCGCGGCGGAAGGACCGGCTTCCGCCCGATTGGCCGAGGATCAGGGCCGGGGTCCTCCGGGATGCTGGCTGGCTCTGCCAGATCCGGCACCGGGGCTGTCTTGGCTCGGCCGACGAGGTCGACCACATCCGGCGCGGCGACGACCATTCGCGCGGCAACCTCAGGGCCGCGTGCTCGCACTGCCACGGTAAGAAATCCTCGTCTGAGGGGAACAACCGCAAACGCGAGCTTCGGGCGCTGAGGAAGCGCCCTGTCGAACGCCATCCCGGCTCGAGCCGGTAGCAACCATCGGCGGTCCTGGTGCCCGCCTGTCCACCCTGGAGGTGTTTATGGGGACCAGAGGCCCCGTGCCCAAGCGATCCGACCAGCGCGTCCGCCGAAACAAAGAGGACGTGCCCGTTGAGAAAGTCGCGGCCATCGGAGCCGTGACGGTCCCCGACTTGGGGATCAACGACCCGCATCCCATCGTCAAAGACTTGTACTCGTCGCTCGCGGAGTCGGCGCAGTCGAGGTACTACGAGCCCTCGGACTGGCATTTCGCCCGCCTCGCCATGGGATTTGTCGACGGCCTGGTGAAGTCGTCTCGACCGTCCGCGCAGATGCTCACGGTGGTCAACCAGATGTTGACGGATCTGCTGATCACCGAGGGCGCTCGGCGGCGGGTTCGGCTGGAGGTGGAGCGAGACCAGTCCGAAGGAGTCGTCCTCGACGTGGCCTCGCTCTTCCGGCAACGGCTCTCCGAGAGCCCCTAAGACCGCCACGGGCGGGTTGAGCGCGTCTCACTCCTTTCCGCGCTCCCCGCCCGTGGCATCACCCCGTCACCTCAATCCGAAAGGCGCATTCGTATGTCTGTCGTCGGCGTCGAGCTTGAGCCAGATCCGCTGGTGCTCACCAGGTTCCGCGATTTCCGCTTCATGTTCGAGAACCTGGACGAGAACCGGCTTCCGACCCCCTTCCCGCCTGGGAAGCTGTACTTCGAGCTGGACACCGGCGGCGCGCACAACGCGATGCAGGAGGTCAGCGTGATCGCCGCGAGCGGCGGCACCTACAAGCTCGGCGTTTTCGGGGAGTACTCCCCCGACATCGACTACTACGACGCGACGACCAACCCGTACGGGATGCAAGGCGACATCACCGACGCTTTGGAGGCCATCCCCTCGGTCGGCGCGGGGAACGTGAAGGTGGGCGCGGGGAGGCTGATCCCGGTGTGGGAGATCACGTTGACGCTCAACGCGGCCCACAACGAGATCCAAGAGGTGAAGCTGTACGGCAACCCGACGGGCGGCACGTTCCGGCTCAACTACAGCGGCCAGACGACGGCGGACATCCCGTTCGGCGCGGACGCAGCGACCGTGCAGAGCAAGCTTTCCGCGTTGTCCACCATCGGCGCGGGCAACGCGGCCGTGACCAAGATCGACAACTACACCTACCGAGTCGAGTTCGTCGGAGCGCTGGCGGGCACAGACGTTCAGCAGATCCTCGGATTCGGCTGGGGGCTCGGCTGGGGGCTGACAGGCGGTCTTTTCCCAGGCGTTCGCACCTCCACAATCACGAACGGGCTGGCGCAGCTCAACGAGCAACTGATGAACCTGATCAACACGACCGTGAACGGGCTGTTCAACTCGTTCGACTCGCTGCTGGGCGTGGACATCGAGTTCTCGGTGTCGCAGGCGAAGAACGCGAAGCTGACCGTCACCTCGCTCAAGTCCTACGACGAGCAGGGGCTGATCACGTTCGGCGTGAACGTCACCTCGAACATGATCGAATCGGTCATCAACTCGGTGGCCCAGCTCGTCGGACTGTTCTCCACAGTCCACGTTGACTTCTACTGGAACCACGTCTACCAGGTCGAGTTCGTCGGAGCGCTCAGCGACACCTACGTCCCGCCTATCGCCCCGGACACCACGGCGCTCACCGGGGTCAACAACGAGCAGCGCGTGGAGGTCTCGGTCATCAGACCGGGCAAGGCGCGGATGACGATTTGGCCGTTCACCATCGACGGGGCCAAAGCGACGATCAAGGTCGAGAGCGAGCAGGTGGACCTGATCGAGCCCCGCACACGGTGGCAATTGGTGTTCCTGCCCGAGGGAGAGCCCGCTGGCGGCGACCCGGTCGCGCGGGGAAGGGTGATGGTGCAGGAATGATGTTGAAAGGGTCGCCTCCAGATGGCGTTCCAGCCGTGTCGTACGTCGGCTCCCCCTCCGGGACGATTGTCGGGTCGGCCACCTTGCCGGTCGGGCATATCATCCAAATCCCCGGACATCCCGGCCCTCAAGGTACCCAAGGCCCCGCCGGTCCTCAAGGCCCGCAAGGCGCTCCTGGACCGGTCGGGCCGACCGGTCCAGCGGGGCCACAGGGCGAGACCGGGCCGAAAGGCGACGGGCTGAAGATTCACGGACAGGTGGACGCGTACGCGGACCTGCCGCCCTCCGGGGTCTCTGAAGGCGACGTGTGGCTCGCGGCCGGGAAGCTGTACCGCCGCACGGCCACGGGATGGCCTCCCGAGGCGGCAGGAACCCCGGTGCAAGGGGCGAAGGGCGATCAGGGCGAGCGAGGAGAGCCCGGACCACAAGGACCCGTAGGGCCTAAGGGCGACACCGGGGCCACAGGCCCTCAAGGACCGACTGGCCCAGCGGGTGCCACCGGCCCGAAAGGCGACACCGGAGACCAAGGCCCCCAAGGTCCGCAAGGCGCGGCCGGGACCACGACCTGGGCGGGGATCACAGACAAGCCGCCCACGTTCCCTCCGACTATCGGAACAACGAGCACGACGGCGAAGGCAGGCAACTACCAGCCTTCCGCCGCGAACATCAGCGACAGCACCGCGATAGGCCGCTCGGTCCTCACAGCGGCGGACGCAGCCGCCGCCAGATCCGCCCTCGGGGCCGGGACTTCCAGTCTGGTTATCGGTACGACCGGGTCGACAGCCTGTGCCGGGAACGATCCCAGGCTCTCAGACACACGCACCCCCACAGACGGGTCCGTGACCGGCCCGAAGCTTGCCGCCAACGCTGTGACCAGCGACAAGATAGCGGACGGCACCATTGTCAACGCGGACATCAACGCCAACGCCGAGATCGAAATGGGCAAGCTGGGCTACGGACGCGCGTGGTGCAAGGTCATGGAGGGGGGCAACCTGCTCGACGCGAAGATGGTCTTCTGGTTCGGAACCCAGGCCGAGTACAACGCCATCGCGACCAAAGACACCTACACGATCTACATGGTGAGCTGATGGCCGTCTACAAAGGATCGACCGGCCCGACCGCCTTTTACAAAGGATCGACGCTGGTCAAGCGCGTCTACAAAGGCGCTGTCAAAGTTTGGCAGGCGTGGATTCCCGCTCGCGGAAATGTCACTGCCAACTTGACGGGAACCGGAACGAACTGGATCGACGTGCCGAACTTCGGAGCTGGCGACCCCGACACCGTCGTGTCGGGGTCGCCCCCCGCCGTCGTTGTGCAAGGAAGCAAGACGGGCGCGACGGTCACTGTTCGGGCGAACGTCTCGGGTGGAAGCGTCCCCGACTCCAGGGTCCGAATCTTGGTGAACGGCTCCGTGGTAGCCACCAGCGGCTCGAACAGCTCCAGCTTCTCTTACTCGTGGACAGGCAACCTCTCGGATGAGAGCACCGTCCGATTCCAGTACTACGGCGAAGGCGCGTTCTTCGTCCGACCGACCTTGCAGAACACCTCGTACATGACCGTGGCCTGAGCGCAGCTCAGAGCATTCGGGGAGTAGTCCAACTGGAAGAGCAGCGGTCTCCAAAGCCGTATGTCGCAGGCTCGTGCCCCGCTCGTCACCCCAACTCGAAAGGCTCCCAGTGCCCGCCACAAAAGACCAGGTCGCCCAGCTCATCGTCAGCGAGGCCCAGCGCCGGAACCATACGCGGGACGAGTGCCTGGCCGAGATGTCGGCGTTGTATCAGGAGTCCGAGTGGGATGAGACCGTTTGGGACCCGACGAATACGACCTACGGGGTAGCCCAGCAGGACGCGAGCTACCCGAACCGCTTCGACGGCGCGTCGGCCCAGGTCAAAGCGTTCTTCGACAAGCTCGACATCAAACGGTCAGCTCCAGGGCGCGGGGACATTTGGCTGAACATCTGTTGGTTGCAGCAGGCACCAAACTGGCCGTCCGCCCAGTACTGGCTCGCCAACGGCAGAAAAGCCTACCTGGCGGAGATCAAGTCCCGAATCTCCGTGGTGACCCCGTATCTCGACAAACTCTGGCCGATAGGAGGCCCTGCTATGCCGGAAAAGCCCACCTTCACGGAAGTAGAACGCTGGTGCGGCAACTACCAGGGCCGAGCCGGTCGTAAACCGGACCTGTTCTTGATCCACTCCTGGGAAGGCGTGGTGGACAGGGACCCGAACGTACCGGACGCGGTAGAAGGCGCTGACTGGCTGCAACGCACCAAGGGAACCAACAACCCGGTCAGCTACCACTACGTGGTCTCCCAGGACAACGGCAAAGTCACTGTGGCGGATGTCGTGGACACCGACTACGCGAGCTGGTCGGTTGGCAACTCCAACAACCGGGCGATCAACCTGTGCTTCGCCGGGTCGTTCGTCTCCTGGTCCCGCGAGCGCTGGCTGCAATGGAGCGCCGCCATCGACGTGGCGGCGTACCTGGCGGTGCAGGACTGCAAGAAGTACGGCATCCCCGCCAAGGTCCTGACCCCGCCGAGCTACGGCCCCCCAGGCGGGATCTCGGATCACAAGTACTGCGGCCAATATCTCAAAGACGGCAACAACCATACCGACGTGGGCGACAACTTCCCGTGGGACTTCTTCTCCGAGCGCGTTGCCCGCTGGGCTGGCGACCGCGAGGAATGGCAGGAGCCTGAGCCACAACAGCCGACCCCGATCCGTGTTGGCCCCGCCGACGACCAGCTGACGCTTCGCTGGAACTGCCTCGGGGGCAGGACGCTCGTGGAGGCCGTCGCCCAGATCAGAGACAAAGTGTGCGGCACATCAGACCGCGACAAGACCGGAGTGGTGACCGAGAGTGCATGATGCTAACGGCAAGTGGATCGGCTGGGGCATGGGCGATTTGAGCCCGAAAGTGGCCGACATCAAAGCGTACCTGCGGCGGGAGTTCCCGCACGCCTCGGGGCTGAACTACTCCGAACTCTACGACGAGAGGCTGAAGGCCGTCGTGGCGAACATCCAAATCCTGCTCGGCCTTCCCGCGACCGGGGTCATGGACTACGCGACACAACGCGCCTGCGGCTACTCGAAACCGGCACCTCCCCGGAAGCCGACCCTGTTCACCGTCCACGGCACCGGGCAGCCCGATCCCCTCGGGCCGGGCATCCCCGCCGACACCGCCCGCGCGGTCCTGGACCTGTATGACTGGCAGCCCATCGGCAACTACCCCGCCGCCCCGTTCCCGATGTGGCCCTCGATCCTCGACGGGGTCGAAGAGCTGTCCCGCCAGATCGACCAGCGCCCCGGCCCGTTCGCGATGGCCGGGTACTCCCAAGGCGCTGTCGTGGTGGGCCAGGTCCTCAAGCACCGGATCATGGACCCGGCAGGAAGCCTGCACCACCGGCTGAAGGACCTGCGGAAGGTCGTGTTCTGGGGCAACCCGATGCGCCAGAAAGGCGTGCAGCACTCGGACGAGTGGACCTACCCGACCGCCTCGCCCGACTCGCACGGCATCCTTGACGACCGCCTCGAAGGCTTAGAGTCCGCCGCCTTCGAGGTGCGCGACTACGCCCACGAGGGCGACATGTACGCCTGCAACTACGACACCGACGCGGACGAGTACAAGCGGGCGGTCTGCAAGATCGTCATGAAAGCCACCGACCTCTTCTACGGAGAGGACTCGCTGCTCGCCCAGCTCGGGGAACTCGTGCGGAGCCCGGTCCCCGAGGGCATCGCCATGGGCGAGGCAATCGTGAACGCCCTCCAGTTCTTCGGCGGCGGCACCGCGCCGCACGCCTACAACTTCGACCCCGCCGTCGAATTCCTACGCGGGTGATCACAGACATTTGAAAAGGAGGCCGGGGATTGGCACAGAAGAAGCTCGCCCCCACGCCGCCGCACATCATCGGGCCGACCTGGCGCACCTACACAGACGGCAGCTGGTACCTGCCGGAACGCTCTCTCGGCTGGGGCGTGCTGGATTGGCTCGCGACATACGTGAAGTCTCCGGGAGGCGAGACAGCCGGTGATCCGTTTATGCCGACGCTGGAGCAGGCACGGTTCCTCCTGTGGTGGTACGCGGTGGACGAGACCGGCCAGTACGCGTACCGGAAAGGGGTCCTCAGACGGCTCAAGGGCTGGGGGAAGGACCCTGTGGCCGCTGCTCTCGCTTTGGTGGAGCTGTGCGGGCCGGTGGCGTTCTCCCACTTCGGGCCTGACGGCCAGCCGGTTGGCAAGCCGCGCCACGCCGCGTGGATCTCGGTCGTGGCGGTGTCGCAAGAGCAGACGAAGAACACGTTCAGCCTGTTTCCGGTGATGGTCTCCAAGAAGCTCAAGGAGACCTACGGCTTGGAGATCAACAAAACGATCATCTATTCGGCGGCGGGGGGCCGGATCGAGGCCGTGACCTCGTCCCCCAAGTCGATTGAGGGGAACCGGCCCACGATGATGATCCTCAACGAGACTCAGTGGTGGGTCGAGTCGGTGCAGGGCCACGAGATGGCCGGTGTGATCGAGGGCAACAGGACGAAGATCCCGGACTCGCGCTCATTGGCGATCTGCAACGCCCACATCCCCGGCGAGGACTCGGTCGCAGAACGGGACTATGAGGCGTGGCAGGCCGTGGAGTCCGGTCAGGCGGTCGAGGTTAGCACGCTGTACGACGCGCTGGAGGCTCCTGCGGACACGCCCGTGTCGGAGATCCCGTCCAAACGCGAGGACCCGGAGGGCCACGAGGCGGGGCTTCAGAAGCTTCGCGAGGGCCTGCGGATCGCCCGTGGGGATTCCGTGTGGCTCCCGCTGGACGCGATTCTCGAATCCGTGTTGGACGTGCGGAATCCGGTGACCGAGTCCCGGCGCAAGTTCCTCAACCAGGTCAACGCCTCTGAGGACTCCTGGGTAGCGCCGTACGAGTGGGACGCGCTGGCGCTCACCGACGAGCTTTTCGCCCTGAAGAGGGGCGACCGTGTCGCGCTCGGGTTCGACGGCTCGAAGTCGGGCGACCACACAGGCGTTGTGGCGTGCCGGATCAGCGACGGGATGTTGTTCAAGATCCGGGTTTGGAACCCGGACGAGTTTCCGAACGGGGAGGTTCCCCGCGATGACGTGGACGCGGTCGTTCGCTCGTGCTTCGAGCGGTACGACGTGGTCGCGTTCCGCGCGGACGTGAAGGAGTTCGAGGCGTACGTGGACGCGTGGGGGCGGGATTTCAAGCGGAGGCTGAAGGTGAACGCGAGTCCGGGCAACCCGGTCGCGTTCGACATGCGCGGCCAGACGAAACGGTTCGCGTTGGACTGCGAGCGCTTCCTTGACGCGGTCTTAGAGCGCGAGATCTTCCACGACGGCGACCCGGCGCTGCGGCAGCACGTGCTGAACGCGCGAAGGCACCCCACGACATACGACGCGATCAGCATTCGCAAGGCAAGCAAGGATTCCAGTCGAAAGATCGACTTGGCGGTCTGCGCCGTCCTCGCGTTCGGCGCGAGACAGGAATTTTTGATGAGCAGTAAAAACAGGGGCCGTGGGGCGGTGGTGCTCAAATGACGGATTACGACCGGCATGTCGAGCAGCTGTCGAACGTGCTGCGCGCCAGCATCGGAGATTTGCGAGAGTCGCAGGGCTATCTGGACTCCACGTACCGGCTCCGAACCTTGGGGCTTGGCGCTCCCCCGGAGATGCGGTATTTGCGGGTGAACGTGGGCTGGCCGTCGCTGTATCTGCGCTCTGTCGAGGAGCGCTTGGACGTTGTCGGCTTCCGCGTCGACGGCGACGACACCGACGAGGGCATGGGGCTTCTGTGGCAGTGGTGGCAGGACAACAACCTTGACGAGGAGTCGAGCCTGGGCCACATGGACGCTTTGACGTTCGGTCGCTCGTACATCACGGTCGCCGCGCCCGGAGAGCGGGACAGCGCCGACTCTCCGATCATCCGGCTTGAGTCGCCGCTGTCGATGTACGCGGAGCTTGACCCCCGAACGCGCGAGGTGACGCGGGCTGTGCGCCTCTACAGCAGCGACCCGCACAGCAGCGTGGCGGACAGCGCCACGCTGCTCTTGCCGGATCGGACGGTGTACTTAAAGAAGTCGTCCGTGGCGGGCGCGTGGGCCACGGACGGCAAGCCGGTGGAGCACAACCTGGGGGTCGTCCCGGTCGTCCCCCTGGTGAACCGTAGCAGGCTCTCAGACCGGTACGGCCAATCGGAGATCACCCCGGAGTTGCGGACGCTCACGGACGCGGCGGCGCGGACGATGATGAACTTGCAAACAGCGTCCGAGCTGATGGCGGTCCCTCTGCGGGTGTTCTTCGGCGTGAACAAACCGGATCTGGTGGGCGACGGGTCGAGCCTGGACGTGAACGACGTTTACTTCGCCAGGATCTTGGCCTTGGAGAACGATCAGGCGAAGGCGTTCGAGTTCTCGGCGGCTGACCTCCGCAACTTCACCGAGGAGCTTTCCGAGCTGGCGAAGCATTTCGCCTCCTACACCGGGCTTCCTCCGCAATACCTCTCGTTCTCCTCCGACAACCCGGCCTCTGCGGAGGCCATGCAAGCGTCGGAGGCGCGGCTGGTGAAGACGTGCGAGCGAAAAGCCCGCATGTTCGGCGGCTCGTGGGAGCAGGCGATGAGGATCGCGAGCCAGGTCATGGGCAAACAGGTCCCGGAGTCCTACAACCGCCTTGAGACCGTGTGGAACAACCCCGCGACCCCGACGTACGCGGCGAAGGCTGACGCGGTGACGAAGCTGTACGCGAACGGCCAGGGCGTGATCCCGCGCGAGCAGGCGTGGATCGACATGGGCTACTCGGTGGCGCAGCGCGACAACATGCGCGCTTGGTTCGATGAGGAAAACCCGGTCTCGCTGCTGGAGTCGATGTACGCCGCGCAGCGGCGAGAGCCCGCCGCCTCTGAACGGCCCGGAGGGGCGGCGTGACCCCGGACGAGTACGCGGCCCAGCAGGCCGCGATCTCAGCGGCCACCGCGTACTACGTGCGAAGCTTCGGATCGTTCTCCCGTGGCCCCGCCTTGTCGTACGGGGAGTGGATGCAGCTTATGTACCTGCTGTACCCGGAGGTGAGCAGGCAGCGCGAACGGGCGGCGTTGCTCGCCCAACGGTTCTACAACGCCCAACGGGCGCTGCATAAGCCGGATCTGCCCGAGTACAACCGGGAGCCCGACGGGTCGAGCTTCGTCCAGTTCGTGAAGAACATGGAGGACTCCCGGCGCGGGATGTCCCAGAAGGACTCGCCCGACAACGAGGTCACGAGGCTGGCTCTCAACGCGGTCAGGGAGGTCGAGAACGCGGGCCGAAGGCAGATCATCCACGCGGTGAGAGAGGACCCGCATCTCGGCGTGGTTCGTGGCTGGGCTCGGGTCGCGACTGGTCGCGAGACGTGCGCCTGGTGCCTGATGCTGATCTCTCGCGGCCCGGAGCACTCGTACGCGGACACGGCGGGGCTCGATCTCAGCGACTACGAGGCGTTGGAGATGATCGCCGCTGGCGAAGACGTGAGCGAATACATGGACAAATGGCATCCCGGCTGCGATTGCAAGGCGGTGCCGGTGTTCGACCACAAAGCGTGGCCCGGCAAGGAGGAAGCCGACAGAGCCGCCGACCTGTGGGGCAAGGCCGAGAAAGCGGCCCGGAGGCTCCGCGAGGAGGAGCCTGACCGGGTCCACACGACCGGAAAGAACAAAGGGAAGCCCTTCACCCTCAACGAGGACGTGGTCAACGCTCTGCGCCGCATGCTGGCGGCGGGGGACGCGGACATGTCCGACTACGCGGCGCTGGCCGCGTAGCCATCCAACACCCAAAGGCCCTTGAAGGGCCTTTTTCTATGCCCCGGAGGCACTTTTTTATGTCGGAGCAAACGACACCTACAGATAATACTGACACTGTACAAGCCCAGGAGGCTACCCCGCAAGTCGAGCAGAAGCCCCAGACCTACAGCGCCAAGTACGTCTCCGACCTTCGCCAGGAGGCCGCGAACTACCGGGTGCAGCTCAGGGATGCTGAGGCTTCCCGCCGCGAGCTTGAGGACCAGCTCGCGGCTTTGGCTTCGGGGAAATCGCAAGCGGAGGCCGCTTCGAAGGCTGTTCAAGCGGATTTCGACCGGGTCGTGACCGCGATTCAGGCGGGGGTCCCGCATGACCACGTTTTCGCTTTCGCGAAGACGTTGCAGGGGTCGAACGCGGAAGAGTTCGCAGCCCACGCGGAGGAACTCAAGTCGATGTTCGGGTTTTCTGCCGCTCCTGCCGCCGCGACTGACAGGTCTCAGGGGCTCAGCTCCGGGTCGACTTCCGCCGATCCCGCGTCGATGTTCGCGGCATTCGTCAATTCCCAGCTCGCCAAATAATTAGGAGGCCCTACGTGGCGACCCTTAACGAACTTTCCCCCAATGTCGAGGGGAACCATCAGGGCCGGTTGGCCCATGTCCCCTCGGATCTGATTCCGAAGAACCTCGTTGGTCCGATCTTCGAAAAGGCGCAGGAGTCCTCTCTGGTCATGCGTCTCGGCGAGCGTATCCCGGTGACGTACGGCGAGACCGTGGTCCCGATGACGATCAAACGACCGGAGGTCGGCCAGGTCGGCGCGGGCACCAGCAACGAGGAGCGAGAAGGCGGGCTCAAGCCGCTGACCGGCACCGCGTGGGCGACCAAGAGCTTCAGCCCGATCAAACTGGCTGGCATCGTCACCGTCTCGGAGGAGTTCGCGCGGACGAATCCGCAAGGGCTTTTCACGAAAGTCCAGAAGGATCTGGCGTACGCGATTGGCCGTGGTATCGACCTCGCGGTGTTCCACGGCAAGTCGACGCTCACAGGTGGCGCGCTTTTGGGCATCGACACCGACAACGTCATCGCGAACACCACGAACTCGGTGAACTTCCCCGACACCGCTTCGACCACGGTGTACGAAGACCTGCTCGCGGGCTACGACCTGGTCGCGGCTAACTCGGATTTTGATTTCTCCGGCTGGGCGGTCGACCCCCAGTTCCGCTCCACCATCGTCAAAGAGGGCGCGTGGCGTGACGCAAACGGGAACGTCGACCCGGCGCGGGTCAATCTCGCGTCGACCACGGGCGACATCCTCGGGCTTCCCGCTCAGTTCGGGAAGGCGGTCGGAGGCAAGCTCGGAGCCGCCGCCGACTCGGGTATCCGGGTCATCGGCGGCGACTTCTCGCAGCTTCGCTACGGCTTCGCCGACGAGATCCGCGTCAAGGTCAGCGACACCGCAACCCTGAGCGACGGCACGAACACTGTTCCGCTGTGGCAGACCAACCAGGTCGCGATCTTGATCGAGGTCACGTTCGGCTGGATTCTCGGCAACAAGCAGGGCTTCGTCAAGTTCAGCAACGTCAAAACCCCGTAGCAGACCTGCGGGAGGGAGCCGCGCGGCCCCCTCCCGCCTGGCCCAAGGAGACCCATGGCGAGGCTCATTCACCCATTAACCGGAACGGTCGTGACCGTTGCCGACGAGGACGCGGCGGCGCTCGCGGCCTCTGGATTCGAGGCGGTTCCTTCAGATGACGTACGCGCAGCCCCAAGACGTGGAAGACCGGTACGGCAGGCAGTTAACGCCCGAAATGCGGACGCTGGTGACGCGCCGCTTGGAGGACGTGGAGAGGATGATCCTCCGCCGGGTTCCTGACCTGGAGGAGAGGATCGCGGGCGGGGTTGTCGACCCCGCCGACGTGGCGCAGATCGAGTGCGAGGCGGTGCTGCGGCTCGTTCGCAACCCGTTCGGCTACTTCTCGGAGACGGACGGGGACTACACCTACCAGTTCATGCAGAACGCCTCTTCGGGGACGTTGGAGCTGCTGTCGGAGGAGTGGGCCGTGTTGGGGGTCAAAACGGGCGGCGTGTTCTTGATCGCCCCGAGGGTCCGAACCCCGTTCGAGGAGCGTTCAGAGCCTGATTTCTGGTTCCCGCTATGAGCCTGTTGGACGCGGCGAACGAGGACATTCTGGTGTTCCCCGAGGAGGCGTACACGGACGCGGACGGGAACACGTTGACTCGGGCGGGCCGTACGGGCGTACCGGCCAGGGCTCGGATCGCCCCGGCGAGCTGGGCGGGCCGGGGCGATAGCGCAGACCGGGCTTCGGAGGGTTTCGAGTCGGAGCAGATATATCTGTTGAGGTTCCCACGGTCTTGGCGGACTGTGCTCGGCGCTCAGTCTCAGATCGAGTGGCGCGGCGTGCGCTGGTCGATCTTCGGCGATCCGGTGGTGTTCAACTCCTCCCCCGCCACGGCCCATTCGCGCTACATGATCAGGCGGTCGTGATGGCGCGGCTTCTAGGGCAGAAGGCGATCAACAAAGTCGTCTCGCACGTCGAAGGCGTGCATCACGAGCTGGGGGACGTCGCTCGGCGTATCAAAGGCAACGCCGAGGCGAGGCTGGCGATCCACCGCCAGACGGGCTCCGCGAGGGTGACGCTCACCGAGGGCGAGACCGATTGGCTGGTGAACCTGGAGGACAACGCTGCGTTGTCTATCGAGTTCGGCCACGTCGTCAAAGGCAAGTACGAGACGGACCCTCCGAAATTCGCTCCGGGCCTTTACATCCTCACCGGCGCTGCCGGTTTAGAGAACATCGGGTAAAGGGGGTGGAGTTTGGCTGGAATGCCACGTGTCCAAGCCGTGGTGCTGCCGATCCTGCGGGCCGCTCTCCCGCGAGACGTGAAAGTCGGCTCGTGGATTGAGGACGTCGACCAAAGGTCTATGCCGCTGGTGAACATCCGGCGGGTCGGTGGTTTCCGCCATGAGACCCGGCCGAGGCATTTGGCCTTGCCGATTGTCGAAATGTCGGCGTTCGGCGCGGACGGCCTTGTCGAGACGGAGCAACTTTACGAGCGCGCCCTGGAGGCGCTGTACGACGCGGTCAGGGACCAGACGCAGACCGAGGCGGGGTATCTGCACTCGATCAAAGAAACGATGGGCGCTATGCAGCTCGGATCGACTTTTCAGGATTCCTGGCGAATTCAAGGCTTGATCCGGCTCGGCGTGCGCCCTCCCAGATTCCTTTAATTTCTGAGGAGACGGCCTTATGGCTTTGAATGACAACGCGGTTTTGACTGCTGCGGTCGGGTATATTTACACCGCTCCGGTGGGAACTGCCCGCCCGACCGCCGCCGAACTCGCGACTATCGACCCTATTTCTTTCGGCGCTCAGGTGCAGACCCTGAAAGTCGAGAATGCCACCGGCGGCACTTTCACCGTGAAGAAGGAAGCGGCGGACACCCCGGTGGTTGTCGCGTTCGACGCTTCCGCCGCTGCGGTCCAGACGGCGCTTGAGTCGTTGCCCTCTCTCGGCGCGGGCAACGTCCTAGTGACCGGGGCGAGTCTGGCCGACGGCCTTTCGGTCGCTTTCGTCGGTCAGCTCCAAGGCAAGGCGTTTCCGGCGCTGCTGACCTCCAGCGCCTCGCTTGAGGGCTCTGGCGCTACGGCGAGTGCCGTGATCGCGGCCGCCCCGAACGGCTGGAGCATGGTCGGGCACACGTCCCGCAACGACATGCCCGAATTCGGGTTTGACGGCGGCAACCGCGAGACTCGCGGCACCTGGCAGAACGCCAAACTCCGCGAGATCGAGACCGAGTCCCCCGCCGACTATTTGACGGTGAAGCTCCAGCAGGTCGACACCGCCGCGTTCGAGCTGTACTACGGCAAGAACGATTCCACCGAGCCTGGCGTGTTCGGCGTTTCCGGCGACACCGGAAAGGTGAACGAGCGGGCTTTCTTCGTGATCATCGTGGACGGGGAGGACAAAGTCGGGTTCTACGTCCCCAAAGCGTCGGTGAGCCGTGACGACGGGGTCGACCTTCCGATTGACGATTTCGCGTCGTTCCCGATCAAGGCCACGTTCCTCAAGCACGGGTCTCGAAACCTCTACGAGTGGATCAACGAGGACTGGTTCCCGCTCGCGAGCTGACCGAGGCGCTGCGACCGCGCCTGCGACGAGGGAGGGCGGATTCTCGGCGGGCCTCCGCTCCCCTCTCTCTTTTCCTCGCCCGCCGATTCTTGAAAGGACCGTAATGTCGAACGTCTACACCTTGGACACTCTCCGCGAAGAGCTGGAGGCGAAGTACGCCCCGGTGAGGCTGCGACTGCCGGGGGAATCCGACCCGATTGTCTTAAAGGGGCTTCTGCGCCTCGGGAAGAAGGACCGCGACGAGGTTCTCCGGTTGATCAACGCTTTGGAGGACTCGGACGCGGACGAGGGGGCGAGCCTCGACGCTGCCGCGTTGGACAAGCAGTTCGAGACCGTGGTGTCGGTGCTGACCATCGTCTCCGGGAGGCACAAGACGTTGGCGAAGGCGCTGGACGACGATATCGCCTTGGCGCTGCGGGTCTTCGAGCTGTGGATGGAGGGGACGCAGCCGGGGGAAGCGTAACCCTCGCCAGCCTGATCGACAGGCACGGCGGGGCTCTTATCGCTGACCTTTTGCACCACTACCAGATCGACCTGCGGGGCCTCTTCTCAGAGGAGGCCCCGCTGAGCCCCCGGTATGTGCTGACGCTGATCGAGTGGCTTCCTATCGGCTCGAACTACGAGGCTGAGTGCCGTGGCGGCTCGCAGTTCCGGGGATGGGACGAGAGCAGGTACGCGCTCGTCGCGACCGTGAACGCTCTGCGGGCGCTGCAATACCTGTATCTGCGGGCGCATCTCGACCCGAAGAAGTCCGCGAAGCCGAAACCTCCCGAGCCCTTCCCCGCCCCAGAGGTCCCAGAGGACCGCGCACGCCCGCGAAAGGGCTCTTTCGCGTTTGTCGCCGCCGCTCGTCTCGCTGCGACTCGGAAAAGAAAAACAGGTGACTAAATGCCAAGTGTCGGCGGTCAGTCGGTCGGTCGGATCTTCATCCGTGTCATGCCAGACACATCAGACTTCCGGCGACGGCTCAAAAGGGACATAGAGCAGGTCGAAAAGGAGCTTCGGGCCGAGGTATCGGTCGATGTCGACCTCAACGCGAAGGGCGTGAAGGCCGAGTTCGAGGCGTTGCTGGCAGAGCTTCGCGCCCAGGGCGCGAAGGGCGTGGGAATCGACGTCGACAAGAACGGCGCGGCCGCGAAGTCGGCGGGCATCGTCGGGACGGCGTTCTCTCGCGCGCTTCGCCCGGTGCGGGATCTCACTGACGCTCTGCGATACCACCAGACGCTGCTGAGACAGCAAGACCGCTCGTTGTCCGCTAGCGCCGCCTGGGTCAAGACCTGGGCCGTCGCGGTTCGCGAGGCTCGGGAGTCCCTGAAGTCCCATGCCCGCAAGCTGCGGGAGCTGGACATGTCCCTCGCGGCGAACACGGCCCGCTTCAAATCGTGGGGCCGGTCCATCGTCAACGCCACGGCGCTGGCGGGCTCTGGGCTCAAACGGCTCTCGCAGGACGGCGGCGGGCTCGCTCTTCTCTCGGGCCGCTTGAGCGCCTTCGGGAAGGCATCGCGGGGGGCGGTCCCGTCTGTGGGCCGGTTGGGCACCGCGTTCGCCGGGGTCGGGCCGACCGTCATCGCGCTGGCTGCGGCGCTCGCGCTGCTGCCTCCCGTTCTCGCTCTGGTCTCCGGGGCGCTGGTCTCCCTACCGGCCGTCGCGGCGGGCGTGCTGGCCCCGTTGGCGGCTGTCGCCCTGGGCATGGACGGCATCAAAAAGGCCGCGATGGACTCTGGCCTGTTGGAGTTCGACAAAAAGGGCAAGCCTCATTTCGGGCGGATGTTCGAGCCCGTGCAATCCGCGGTCTCCTCGGTCTTCTCAAGCAAGCTCACCTCGGTTTTCTCCGACATCGGCAAACTAATGCCGACCCTCGCCGCCTCGCTTCCGAAGGTGGCGGACGGGCTGAGCGGGATGGCGAAGGCGTTCGTGGACACGCTCACCTCTGGTCCTGGGCTGGCGAAGGTCGACAACATCGTCAGCTCCATCGGTGAGTCTTTGAGCAGATCTGCTCCCGGCGTGGCCAGTTTCACCAACGGGCTATTGACCCTGGCCGAGAAGGTGGCCGGGAAGTTTCCGAACCTGGCCGACGCGTTCAACCGCGCGGGCGAGGCGTTCGACAACTGGGTCGACAAGATCACCGCTGCGGGCTCGGACGGGAAGTCCCCGCTCGACAACGCGCTGCACAATTTCTGGGGGGCCCTGAAATCCATCGGCGGTCTGCTCAAAGACCTGGCCAAGCAAGGGTTCGACTTCCTCTCCGACCCGAAGTCCGGGGACAAGATAGAAAAGTTTGTCTCCGGTCTCAGATTCATCATCGAAAAAGGGCTTCCCGCTCTGGGCCACTTCTTCGTTGACTTGACGGACTTCCTCACCGAGTTCAACAAAGCCGCCGACCGAGTCTCCAGCCTGTCGGGCATCTTCGGCGGCGGGGACTCCAAAGAGGGGAAAAAGAACCGGTACGGAATCGTCAAAGGCGACCCGAATAGCTGGGAGGGCGAGTACGGGCTTTTCGGCAACGAGAAGGGAGATCTCGCCTGGGACGGCACCAAAGCCCAGCAGTACTGGAACAACGTAAAGCAATGGGCGGCTGATGCCTGGGCCGCTATCGCCAATGCCGCGTCCTCTATGTGGAACCAGTTCAAATCGGACGTGTCGTCCTCCACGGCGGAGATTGCCTCTTGGGCGAAACATATTTTCGTAGACGCGCCGTTGGCCCTGGTCTCGGGGATGTGGTCGCAGCTCACGTCGGACGTGTCCGCGACGATGAGCGACCTCGGGTCGCGCATCTCCTCCGCTTGGGACAGCGTCTGGTCGTCGCTGTCGGGGGGCGCTTCCAGCGCGTGGGCCTCGGTGACTTCCACGGTTTCCGGCGCGGTCTCGACTATCGGGACGTTCTTCGCGTCCATCCCCGCCGAGCTGTCTTCCGCGTGGTCTTCGGCCGTCTCTATCGCCTCGGGCGTGTGGGACGGCGTGGTCTCGGCGGTCCAGTCCGCCGTCTCGAGCCTGGCGGGCGTGGTCTCCTCCGGAGCCGGGACCATCGTCTCCGAGATCGGCACCTGGCCTGGCCGGTTCGTCTCGGCTCTCGGGGACCTCGGGTCGCTGCTGTCGAGCGCTGGCGCTCAGATGGTCCAGGGGTTCGTCAACGGCATCAAATCGATGGCGGGCGCGGTCGCGAGCGCGGCCGTGGGCGTGGCCAGTGACGCGAAGAACGCCGTGACGAGTTTCCTCGGCATCCACTCCCCCTCCAAGGTCTTCCACGAGATCGGCCAGAACGTCGGGCAAGGCTTCGCGAACGGTTTGGACGACGAGCAGCAGCACGTGGTGGACACCGCCAAAGCGATCATGCAAGCGGCCAAGGACGTGTTCGGGGACAAAGCGAACGTCGCTTTCAATTTCAACTTCGGCGGTCTCCAGCAGGCGTTAGCGCCTGTCGCGGATTCGGTGTCGTCCATCTCTGGCGGGGTCCGGGACTCGATGTCCGGGGCGCGAGGGGTGCGTAGGCACCTCGACCGGGCCGCGAAGGCCCAACTGGACGATATTTCAGCGCAGCGGAAGGAGCTGCAATTGCAACAGGCGCAATTGCAGCTTGAGCTGGATTCCACGAAAGACAAGGCGAAGCGCGCCGAGATCAAGAAGCAAATGGACCAGATCAAGATCCAGAAGGACCAGCTGTCCATCCAGGCGCAGCAAGTGAAAACCGCTGGGACGTACACCGAGGAGATCGGAAACGCGTACGACCTGAATAAAGAGATGGCCGGAACGATGATGAAGGCGGCGAAAGTCCCTTGGGATTTCGCGGAGGCGAACGGGAAACAATTCCTGTCGGATATCGGCGTGGGAGGGAACGGGGTTCTCTCGAACCTCCTGGATCAAGGCTTTCAGCTTGGCTCGCAATACGTCTTCAACGTCTCGAACATCGACCAGGCAATGCAGGTGCAGCGGAATCAGCAGAACAAAGACGCGATGCAATATGCCGGAAGGTGATTTATGAAGACCCTTGTTGAGATCGAGGGCGTGAACGGGGAATGGTTCACTATCGCTGGCCCCGGCGAGGGCGACCGTGGTGTTTATCTCGGGACGAAAGTCAGCGGCATTTATTCCGCTCCGGTGAGGACGTATTACGAGGAGCCCGGAAATTTTCCGGGCGCTCGTCCTCTCGGCAAGCGTTATCTGCGGAGGGATGTCGTTTTCGGCGTTGAGATCCTGAACGACTCCCCCGGCGAGAACTCTTGGCTGTCTCGGGATTCGGAGTGGGAGAAAGCCTGGGATTACGACCGAGACACGAAGATGCACATCACCACCGATCATTCGGGGCGGCGGACGCTGCGTCTTCGGCTCGCTGAGCAGATCGACGTGAACACCGACATCGATCCGAATGAGAACCCGATCAACCGGGCGGTCATGACGTGTGTGGCCGGTGACCCGTTCTGGTACGGCGAGGATGCCGTGTACACGGCGACGACGCAGAAGGACACTCGTTTTAACCCGACGTTGTTCTCCCCGCCGTGGCCGTGGGAGCTGCTGCCGCACGAGACGTTGTGGATCGACGTCGATCCGGGAGACGGCAAGGGCGGGCTGAATCCGACCGACCAAGACGTTTGGTTGAAATGGTCGGTCCCTGCCGCGTCCGAGCCGGTGCCGGACTTCCCGTGGCCGTTCCCCGAGGGCGTGCCGGTCCCGTGGGAGCGCGCGCCGTTCACGCAGTGGACGATCCCGGACTACTCGTTCACCGACCCGAAGCTAGCCGATAGGAGGCTGCGGCTTCCTGGGTTGATCTACGGGGAGAACTCGATTGTGGACACCTATCCCGGTGTTGAGCAGATCTCCCCCGAGTCGGGCTCTCAGGTGTGGGCTCGCATGAACGGCGTGCGGTTCAAGCACCCCGTGCCGAAGTACACGAAATCGAAACGGTTCGAGATCACCGTCACCGGGTGCGCTCCCGGCCAGACGGTCCAGCTGCGGATTCCCAGGCCGTGGTCGCGCCCGTGGGGGCTCGAATGAGCGGGCTTGTCACAGAGCAGGACCACCTGAGCCTGTGGCAGAAGATCCAAGACCGCCGCATCGAAATGGAAATGCACCGGCTGGCGGCTCCGGTGGTCCGGTTGTGGGACGGCGATTACACGCTTCGCGGCGAGGTGGCGGGTTGGCGTTCGCTCGAGTTCGAGTTCATCGAGAACGACACGGGCACGGCCAGCGTCGTCTTGTCGCTTGACCATTATTTGGCGAAATGGGTGATGAACTTCAAAGGGCGTGCGAAACGCAACGTCCACATCACCATCGACAAGCAGGGCGCTCGCTGGTCCGGTCGGATGGACAATTACAAAGTCGTGCGTGAGAAAGAGGGCGATAGGTACCTCGAAGTCACGTTCAAGCATGACTACGAAGAAGTGAAGCATATTCTCTGCTGGGCCAACCCATTCTTAAGACCAGAGCTTCAGTTCCCGAAGCTCTGGGTTATTTTCGGCCCCGCGAAATGGTGCCTTTTGGTGACGCTTTTTTGCAATATTCTTCGCCTGGAGACGAGCCTTTTCACCCTGCCCGACAACCCGCTGGACCTCATGTCGTGGATGGGTCCGAGTTTCTTGCCGTCAACATGGCGAAATATCGTGAAACCGTTCCCTATCTTGTCGGATAACTCGAACCTGACGATTGTCTTCAGCCGGTTCCAGTCTTGGCATGAGATCGCCCAGACGATCCTCGCTGACGCGCAGTTGACGGTGACGTGCCGCCGTTACCTGAAAGGCGAGGACCCGCATCCGTTTAAGGATCTGGTCGGGGAACTCGACATCCCGGTTGTCGAGGATTTGTTCTCGCTGATGCCGCTGAAGCACGGCTGCTTGGTCTGGGACATCGTTGATAACTCGGGTTGGGGCACCGAAACGGCGTTCGGCGGCTCGGTGCTCACCGGGCTTGTGCGAGCCGCCGTGGATATCGCCTCGGACGGGTACACCGAGGGGGTCGACGTGTTCACCGGGGACCCCACGTTCCCCGGCGAGTACTACAACCCGTTCTTCCTCGGCACCTCCCCCCGCGCGCCGTGGGTGGTGTACGAGGAGGGGCCGCTGACCGGCATCGAGTCGTCGGAGTTCACGTATTACGAGGCCACCGACACCTCGTTCGTGACCGGTGGCCGGTCGATGCCGGGAGTGAACGAGGCATTCTCCGCCGCGATCAACATGGGCGGGGATTTCCTCACCTCGTTCATCAACTCGCAGATCGCGATGGCGGCGACCGGCCCGCTCGGGATGGCCCCGCCTGTGGACCTGCCGCCGTTGGGCGGGCTGATGGACGCGTTGGCCCGCCCTCTCTACGAGGACGTGTTCCTGGCGTTCATGGAGATCCCGTCGCTTCGCGCGGCGGGGCTCTCGCTCCCGCTGCCGGGATTGGAGAACCTGGTCACCGGCCTCGGGGACTTCCACTATCACGAAGGCTGGGCGGACGGCGGGGAGACCGCGTTCACGCTCTCGGCTTTGATGGCGATCCGGGCCAAGACGTGGGAGACGCGCGCGAAGTCGGCGCACACGGTGAAAGTCTCGGACGCAGCCCCGTACCTGATCGGGGAGAAGGGCTACGGGCATTTCTGGCTCGGCAACCGGATCGGGACGACGGTCCTCGGCTACCCGGACCCTGACACGGTGTTCGTGGAGCGGGTGTCGCGGATCAAATACGCGTGGGACCGCGAGGGGCCGAAGGGCTGGACCCTCACGGTCGGCTACCGCGAGCCAGCCGACCCCGCGTTGAAAGCGCTGAGTTTGGTGAAACGGGTCAATCAGGCCCTCGGAGGTTTAGGAATCCTATGACCGTTGTCGATTCGGGGGCGCTCTCATGAACCCCGCCAAGCCGATCCCCTCGCAGCAGGAGGCGAATTTCAACAACCCCGACGAACATTTCGTGTGGGCGCTCCGCAACCTGCCCGCGTACGCGGGGGTCGGCATGGTGACGCATTCGGGGTTCCTGCGCGCGTGGTCCCGCCATCTGTGGGATTGCGGGTTCGTCCACCGCGACTACCTGGTGTCGCTCGCGGGCGATGACGGGACGATCCCGGTGGACAAGCTGCCACAGCAGCGGATCAAGTTCCAAGAGCCGATGCGCGGCCCGCACCACCAGTACAACGGCGCTGGCCGCTGGGTGGACGCGGACGCGGCGGACCCGGAGCCGGTGACGATTCCGAACGTCCACGAGTTGACAGTCCAAGAGCGCCACGCGCTGCTCTACCAGCTCCATCAGGCGGGGATGGTCCCCGCGCCGCCAGCGGGGCCGTCCCTGGCCGAAGTAGTCGAATAGGAGGACCCATGCACGAGGACCACATCGGACCACAGTTCGACCTCGACGGGATTCGAGGAGACCCCGATGAGGAGCAGATCGAGAACGCGGTGGGCCAGCTCCCCAAGCCCTTGGTGGTGCGCGCCGTGGTCGTCGCGCTCGCCAACTTCGTCGCAGCCGTCACCGGCTGGAACCTGAGCACCAACCGATGGCTTGACGCGGCGCTGGCCGCGTACGCGGTCGTCGCGCCTGCGGCTGTCGCTGTGTGGTTGCGGGGCAGGGCCAAGCCCAAGACCGCCCGCGCGGGAAGGCACCGGGCCGCGTGAACGGGCACACCGAGATCGCAGCCGCCGTCAGCGCCCCGATAGGGGCGCTGCTCGGCGCTGTCGGCAAAGGCTGGCTAGAGCGCAGGAAACGCAGACAGGAGCTGAGCCTGTCCGAGGCGCAAGAGTCCAAAATCGACGCGGAGGCCGCGCAGGTCATCGCGGTCACAGCGGTCACCCTCGTGGACCCGCTGCGCTCGCAGGTGGCCGACCTCGGCAAGCGCGTGGAAGTCCTCGAACAGGAGAACGCCGCGACCAAGTCGACGCTGCACCAAGCCCTCGACTACATCCGCTCCCTTCTCTCGTGGGTCCACAAACACCTCCCTGACAAAACCCCTCCCCAACCTCCCGCGACGTTGGGGATCTGACCGCATGAGGCGGCGATGACCACTCCGAACCAACCATTCCCCGACCTCTCCTCCGTCCTCGGCCTCGGCGCGTACCAGATCGGCGGCGGCTCGAAGAACTACGGGCAGGACGTCACCGAGGAATTCGTCAAAAGCCTGTTCACAGTCCCGGACTTCAACCTGGGGAACTCCGTCCAGGTCCTCGTCCAAGAGCTTCGCAAGCTCCCTTTGGAGCTGCTGAAACTGTTCTCCCCGCTGATCCCGGACGCGACCGAGGAACAGTTCAAAGACGTGCTGACCGCCGTCGACACCATCGTCGGCCTGCTCGTGGACCGCAAGCCTCCGCTGGACTTCGAGGACTTCCAGAAATGGGTCTCGGAGTCGTTCACGACGATTGAGACCGAGGTCCGTCAAATCCTCGAAATCCTCGGCGGACTGGTCGTCACCCCGATCAACGCCGCCGTGCAGGCGGTCAAGGACTGGTGGAACGCCCTCACGGGCAGGACCCAGAACCTCAACACGGACGGGACCATCGGGCAGGGCCATGTGGTCGGCTTGGGCGAAGCGCTCCAAAACCTGGGCGAGGAGGCGCAGGAGCACGTCGCCAGCCTCGTGGACGCGGTGCAGAAAGGCGCTCAGGGGGTCGTGGACACGTTCGAGGGCGCGGTGCAAGGGGCCAACAAGTTCCTGGCCGACCTCTTCCAGGTGGCCCTCTCCGCGTTCAACATCGGCCTGACCTCGCAGACGCAGCTCCAAGACATCACGAACGACCAGCAGCTCCCGGACGGCCAACCCGGCACCGTGTGGTCGACCACCTTCACCGGCGCGGACAACAGCACCCTGCCCTCGGGGGACTGGGCGCAGTCGGACGATCTCGTGATCAAAGCGAACCAGGTCGCGGTAGCGGACGGGGTTCCCGACAGCTCTAGCGCCCACCATTGGGCGCTGACCGCGCAGTCGTTCCTGACCTTGGGGCAGTCCGCCAGCGCGGTGCTCGGCTCCAGCGTGGGATCGACCAGCGCCATGAGGACCGGGCTGTACCTGAACGCGAACTCGGACTTCACCAGCGCCGCGTACTGCCATGTGACCACGAGCAACATCTACGTCGGGCGCATGGCCCGCTCGGGGTCCTCTATCACGCTGACCCAGTTGACCTCCGTCTCGGCCTCGATCAAGTCGGGGGACATGGTCCGGTTCCGGTACTACAACGGGACGTATCACGTCGTGGTGAATGGCGTGGTGAAGATCCAGCACACCGACACCGGGAACATCATCCCGACCGGGGCCGGGTACAACAGGGCCGCGATCTCCCTCCAGCGTGTGCCCGCCCTCGACTGGGTCAACGACTGGGTCAACGACTCGTTCCGCATCGCCTCATTCGCCATGTCGGACTGGATGCCTTTAGGAGCCAACGTGACAACCCCAGCATGGCGCTTGCGCCGCTCCTCCGGGTCCGCCGTGTCGCTCTCTGTGGCGCATGGGGCGACAGCCGCCATGCCCAACGGGTTCTACACCTCCAAAGACCTAGAGTCCGGTGTCACCGTCACCACCCTCGGCACCGGGACGGTGACGATCAACGAGGACGGCTGGTATGAGATATCCGCGTCCTCCATCAACAACGACAGCCTCAACGCCACGCCCAGCACGGTGGGCGGGACCATGGACGCTGGTTCGCACGGCTCTGGCTGGCGGGCTTCTATGTGGGTGCTCCACATCGACGGTGTCGCATCGGTGGGGCCGGTCATGGCCGGTGTCCCGGTGACGGTGTACTTGGCGGCGGGCCAGGTGGTGGCCCCCGGCGTTTCAGCCTCTTGGCCGCTCACCGGAGCTGGCTCGTTCTCCAACAAAGACATCAACTACAGCCAGGCGTACAACACAAGATCGTCAATCTCCAGCCTGTCGGGTGCCCCGGCTGCGGCGTTCATCGGAAGGAAGGTCGGCTAACCATGCCGGAAGAGAGCACCAACCAGGTCCAATTCGTGATCCCGGACCTGCCTCACGTGACCTTCACGGTCACACGAGGATCAGACCGGAAGTCCGGTCTGCCCAGCTCCTGGATACGAATCGTCGGAACCCAGGCCCCCGCCGTCGAGGGCGATCCCCCGGTCGTCGTGAGCGACTGCGGCTTCCAAGGACCCTGAACACGCGAAAGCCCCAGACAACGACGAAAGCCCCCTACCCGGCAGTGCCGGGTAGGGGGCTTTTTCTCGTTTCACGGGCTTGCTGGCCGTAGTGGGACATGTCACTTCGAGAGTATGATGACCTCCATGCTGGAGGAACACATTCGGACCGAGGACCTATGAGACCCCGTCTTCCTGTCGGAGGGTCTGGGGGCGTGTGGCGCACAGAGGTGTCGCCGGGTGTCTGGACTGCGGGGACCTACGTGCGTGACAAAGACGGGAAACGACGCAGGGTGGAACGGCAAACCCCGAGAGTTGGGGGGAAGTTCGTGCCAGACAAGAAGGGGGCGGCTGCCGAGCGGGCGCTCATGGGGCACCTTGCCGAACGGCGCAAAAGCGCCGCGACCCCTGTCAGCGGCGGCATCCTCATCAAGGATCTCTGGCCCCTCTACCGAGTGCACCTGGTGTCGCTCAAACGAGCCGAGAGCACTCTGTCCCGGTACGACGCAATGGCAGAGATCATCGCGAACGGGCTCGCGGCGGACGCGGAGAGCAACCGGCCAGAGGTCAAGGGAGTCGGTTGGCTCTCGGTGCTCGAACTCGGGGCGCAGCGCGCGGACGAGTTCTTTGGCGAGGTGGAGAAGGCGAAGAGCGAGCACGACGCGAAGGCGTGCCGCACCGTGCTCTCGGGGATGATGAGCATGGCCGTGCGCCTCGGGGCGCGTGAGCACAACCCGATCCGTGAGACGAAGCCGATCAAGATCGTCCACGCGAACGCGAAAGAATCGCTCACCCGTATGGAGCTGCACGAACTGGTGGTGGCCGTCAGAGACTCGGACACGCCTTGCCCACCTATCGAAGGCACCGAGGCGAAACGAGATCGGGCGCGCAAAGACCAGACTGTCGCCCGCTACTGCGCGAAAAACGGGCTGCGGGCGATCATCCCATTTTTCGCCACGACCGGCGCGCGACCCTCCGAGGGTTTTGCGATCTTGCTCGATGACTTGGACTTGGACGCGGGCACGGTGAAGCTCACGCACAAAGTTGCACGGGTCAAGGGCAAGGGACTCGTACGGGTCAGCCTGCCCGACGACCCGAAGAACAAGGATCGTGTGCTCACATACGACGAGTACATCGCGGATATGCTCCGTGAGCACATCGCAGACATTTCCCGAAAGCCCAACCCGCTCGGTTTGTTGTTCCCGAGCTACGAGGGCACTTTGCGCGACCCGACGAACTTCAACGACCAGTGGCGGCGCGTGCGCTCGGCGCTGGGGCTGGGCGACGTGACCTTGTACAACTTCCGCAAGACGGTGGGCACGGAGGTCCACGACGAGCTGGGCAGGCGAGCGGCGGCGGACCAGCTCGGCCACACCAACCTCACGACGTTGGACGAGCACTACGTCCAACGCCACGAGATCAACCACGAGGTCGGGAAGCTCATGGGCCGAATCATCCGAACCGGAGCGTGA